AGGAGACTATGCTAGCAACCGCTACATTGACATCCTATAAGAGTATTATTGCTACTATTGATAAAGACTTAAAACAACTTAATAGTATACATTACAATTTGACTAAGCATGTTAAGGAAATCAGTACTGATTCTATATCATATATAAAGCTAAGTGAAGCTAGAAATAAGATAATAGGAGTAGGCTATAAATTTCTATATGCTCAAGTATTAATGGGCGATAGTACAGATAATATCAAAGGATTAGAGAAGTGTGGACCAGTTAAAGCTTACTCTATATTAAAGGATGCTACCACTGAAAGAGAATGTAGGAAACTTGCATTACAAGCATTCTTTAGCAAAGAAGAAGAACTCTCTGAGAAACATGATTTAGATTTAACCACATTTGAATTGTGGACTAATGCTAAAAATAAATTCAGAGAGATGTTAAACCTAGTCTTTATACTTCGCCAGAATATCTACTTAGATACAGTAAAAGTGCAAGTATATATAGACCAATTATAAAGTGCTATGGAGTTCACTAAAACATTCACTTATTTATTTCAGCCATCACTTACTTTATTTCATACCGATATTATTAAAGAAGCTTTCTTAAATACAGATACTGGTATAAAAGTATTAAATGTATTTTTAGGTGATAAAGGCTTAAATAAATATTCAGAGAAAGATGGAGTCTTTCATATATTGTGTGACTTAAGTCATCATACTGCCAAAGTACAATTAGAACATATTTCTAAATCTACATTTTTTATAGGTAGCTACATAATTAATAGGTATCCCAAAGTAGGTGTAATACTTTTTAAATCTACTAAAGGGAAAGCGTACAATAATTTCTTACTATCAGACTATAGAAATATGTATTCTATTGATTTACTTGAATCAATGAAAGAAGATTTTAAAATAGCAGATGGTGAATATACTCAAGCTTTCAATGTTCTGAGTTACGATAAAGAATTACAAAAAAAGTTAGCTGACCGAATTAAGGTAAAGAACCCGTCAGAGCTAAAACAATTAGCTTCTAAGCTAGTCATTACAGAAGAGATAGTTGATATACTAGAGTATTATACTGATGGCACTTAGAGGTAAAAAAGATACTCCTACGGGAGAATATAAATAACAGCGAGTATTCGCTTTAAAGACTTTGTTTTTTATGTTTAGAATAATTAACGAAAATGGATTTGAGTCAAGAGTGGTGGAGACTGCTCTTGACTATTTTAATCTAACAGGACAGCCTGAGTTTATTCCTGAGCAAGGACATATTCCTACTAGTACAGTAGTTATAAGTAACGGTTTACAGTCATTAAAAGATGTTAGGAAAGAAGTTCAAAAAGATGGTAGTAACTTATTAGTATACTATCCTAATACACCTGATAACATTCAGGTATACTTGGATATGGATGGTGTAGTTAGTAACTTTGAGAAGTTCTTCAAAGGTAAATTTGGTGCTATTAGATTTGATAATATGCTACCTAGTGAACTATGGAAGAATATTGGAACCATGTTGTTAAAAGGAGAAGGAGTATTTAGTGCATTCGATGCATTAGAGTATCATAAAGAGATGTATAATTTCTTTAGTCAATACAATCCTATTTTCTTATCTAGTACTGGTTTTTCTAACCATAGAATTGCTAGTAATCAGAAGAGAGAATGGCTAGATAGAAATATCAAGAAGGATGTTCCTGCAATATTTACCACTACTTCTAAGTTGAAGGCACACTATGCTGTACCAAATAGTATATTAATAGATGATAGACCGCATTCTATTATGCCATGGTTAGGTAATCATGGAGAGGCTATTATGCATAAAGAGGCATTAGATACAATTATTAAATTTAAAACCCTGTATAGAGATGTCCAAGACAGACAAGAAAGTAGCTACAACTAAGCCAGTTACTAAAAATAAGACAACTAAGGTACATGTGACTATTGAAGAGCGCTTGAAGCTATTTGATTTAGATTGCTCACAGCATCCTAGTTATTACAAGGTTGATTAATTGAATTGAATTAATGCCAAAAGTAGAAATTGAAATTTTAGCAGGTGGTACTATGCCTACTAAAGCGCACACAGCAGACTCTTGTTACGATGTAGTAGCAACTAGGATAGAACATAAACCTACTTGTATTGTATACTACTTGGGAATAAAAGTTAAGATTCCTAGAGGATGGGAAGGTGAGCTAAAATCTAGAAGTTCTATTCGTAAATATCATTTACAGCAATGTAATGGTATTGGGACTATGGATGAGAATTATAGAGGAGAATGGGCTATTAGTTTTAATCTATCTCCACCTAACTTTATGTACTTTAAACTACATAACTTACCTGACCCTGCCGATACTGACTTTAAGATATATGCAGTAGGCGATAAAGTAGGTCAGATATGCTTTAGGAAGAAAGATAAATATGCTGTAGCACAAGTATCACTGGTACAATCTAATACAGAGCGAGGAGAAGATGGACATGGTTCATCAGGAAAATAATACATAATAATAAGTAGGTAATCTTAGGGTTATCTACTTTTTAAACTATAAGATATGTTGAATTTAGGGTATTTGAAGGAAGGGAGTAAGATTAGTGAGCAACAATATTATACCATTAAAGCAATTACGGGAAATACTATAACAGTTGTTAATGACTTGGGTAAGACTTTGACAATAGCTAAGGAGATAATCGAGAGAGATTGTTATTCAGCAGATCAGTTTGACGATATTGTTCGAGTTACTAGAACGGAATTAGTAAATCATTTCTTAAATATTAAAGGTGAAGTATTCACTGTTAACTATAATAAGCAAGTTAATGCTACTAAGACAGTTAAGAATGTATCTGATGCACTTATATTAATGGATAGTTATACTACTAAGAAAGATAAACTTTTTGTAGTTAAGACTCTAAAGAAACAACTAAAAGATGACCTTAAAGGCGAAGAACGTCTAGCTAAGGCGTATAAGACCAAAGTAGACTTTGAGAAGGGTCGTACTCTAGCTATTGATTTAGGTAAAGAAAAAGGAGAAGGTACGTATGATGGACGTACAATTCAAATAGACCATAGGAATTTAAATTGGTTTATTTGGAAGGGAACTAAGTATCAAGTGAAATAAATGAATTACACGGTAGAAGAACGTGAATTAATATATAAATGTGCTTATGATTTAAGAGCAGTCGATATTCAACGGCTGCTTTTAGATTGTGGTTATAAGAGAACTTTAGAATCTATTACTAAAGTAATCAATAGAAAGATAGAAATTGATAAGGAGAAGCGGAGATTGCAGAATAAGATGAGAGCTGATAGAGATATAGTTAAATATAGGGCTAAATCACTCTTAAATGCCGCTAAATCAAGAGCTAGTAAGAAAGGCTTAGAATGTTCCTTAACTTTAGAATGGGTACATAAGAAGCTAAAATATGGAGTATGTGCAGCTACAGGTACTCCGTTTGTATTTACACAATATGGTGAATGTAAAGAAACTAAAAAGTGTAATCCTTATGCTCCTTCACTTGATAAAATCGACCCTAGTAAAGGATATACCGTAGAAAATACTCAAGTAGTTTTAGCTGCATTTAATAAGTTTAAAAGCGATATGGTGCAACATAAAGTAATTGGTATAGCTAAATCTATAGTTAAATATCATATGAGCACAAGGCAGTTTGCAGTAAATGCTTAGACAGTATATTGTATATTGGTTGTTATTGATAATAACACAAAACAATCATAGCAATGGCATGTCGTGTAGAAAGAAAAGCAAACACAGGTAAAATAGTAAACGTACTAAAGCCCAATGGATTAGTATCAGAAGTTTACAAGAAATTAAACTTAAAGTATAAGAATGCAGAGGTTGCATTAAGATACTATATGTTAGGATTCACAGAGGATTATATTGATTTCAATGTAAGTCCTAATACTCCTAGTAATATAAAGTATTTAGCAAAGGAGATAGCAGAGAAATCATCATTAAGGGGTACAGATAATGCTCTATTTATTAATGATGCACAACTTCGTGACATAGGAAACCAATTAGGAGAAATTCGAATGGATTTATATGTACAGGATATGCTAGGTAATGAATATATAGAACCTCAGTATAGAAATAAGGTAGCAAATCTGTTGAATCCTTTACTTAAGGAAGTAGAGAGTAGACCTATATTACAAGCATTACTGAATTCAGGTAAAGTAAATGATGTAGAGGCTGCCATTAGATTGGTAGGAGATCAAAGTGATATATTTAACAAAGTGTTAGAAATAGAACAAGATGTCTTAGAAGTCTTAGAAACTCCAAGCATACTAAGTAAGTATACTGAAATTACACAGGATAGAGTAAGTTCAGAAGTTACATTAGATTCAATATTAGGTAGTATTACTAGCTCTATATTTAATCCAAATGGAATTCATGCAGCACTAACTACTGGATATGTAGCAAATGAATATGAACCTAGTTTCGAAAAACTAGAAAGGTTTATAGATAAGTTACCATCTAATAGTATAACTACTATTCTTCCAAAATTTGTAACTGAAGCATTAAATAATAAAACAGAAGGAATCAATACTGATGAGTATGCTAGAAGCAGACAATTAGGATTTGATTCTGATATGGCACTTACTACTGCGTTAGGAGCTAGTCCGATTAAAACAATCGAATCTCCTAGAAGTAGTTTAGTGGAAATAGAGAATGTAAAGAAAAGATTAAAATTATTGTTCGGTAATAATGTACAAGTTAGTACAGCGTTAGAACAAACACTAGATAACATAGGTCAAGAAGGACTTCCAGGTGGATTCTTTCTAGATAATGTAATCTATTTACATGATGCAGATGTTGCAGGACATGAGGCTTTTCATAAAGTATTTCATACACTGTTAACAGATAAACAGGCTACAGTGCTTCTTAATGAAGCAAAGAAGAATTTAAACTACAGTAAAAAGCAATTGAATAATAAAATTGCCGACTTAATACTACAAGTACCTGCATATAGTGAACTAAGTAGAGAGAGATTAGAAAATCTTGTCTACGAAGAATATATGGCAGATGAATATCAAGAGTTTTTTACTAACAATAAGACTCCAGAGAATTGGCTTATGTCACTTTTCAATCTTATTAAGAATGTATTTTCGAGCGTATGGGGTAACCGCACCCAGTTGGAAGCTTTATTCCATAAAATCAACAATCGTGGATTCGCATTTACTAAGCCAAAAAGCAATAAGTACGCTATGGAACTACCAGTTTTCAAGTTACTTACCATTGGAAAAAGTAAAGATGCTTCAAATAGAACAATTGATATTGTAGCATCAGAATCAGACTCCAATGCACTCATTTATGAGATGGCAGGAAGGTTGTATGAAATTATTAATACAACTAAGCCTGAAGGTAGTGTATTGCAAATTGCAGAGGATGAAACAATTACGTTAACTCCTAGCGATGCACTTAGGAATCCCGAAGAAGCTGTATATAATATTATGCGTGCAAGATCGTATGAATATTCAGAAGAAAACAATATAGACTTATTAGAACAATTAGAAGACGAAGAAGAGAAATTAGACAAACTAGTTGGTCAATTAGAGACCAAAGAACAGATGTATAGTCCTAAATTTTCAAGTCAATCTAATATTTCTAATGGTGTACTTGTTTGGGAAGAAGTTCAGAAATTGTTCCAAATATTTGGAACTGACTATCTGACAGAGAAGAATGAAGTTGCTGCTGAAAATAAAATGACTGCAGAATCACTGGAAATGCAAAATAAAAGCGCTTATGAGTATGACCCTCTTGAATTAAGAGATAAAGACTTAAGAACTTTTATGGGTTTTATACTGTATGAAAAAACAGATGAACTTACTGGTAATAAAATAAAGGTAGCTATAGATTCTTCTAGAGTTTATAGTAATTTACTAGTTGCCATGTCATCTAAAGAATTACATGAAACACCCTTTAATACTACACAACAACCTTTCTTGACAACATTAGCTTATTATGCTAAAGATAATGACGAAACTAGAGCTTTCTATAATAAACTTATGGAAATTAGTGGAGGAAAGTCTGACCATAACTTAGTTAACTTAGTTAGAAAGAGTTTGGATAACATGAGAATATCATTTACCCAACTATTACAAGATCCTAATACTGGAAACTTTCAGTTAGTATCTGCTGCAAACATAGATGATGTGGTTGCACAGTTAGATACATGGGATAAAAATTGGAATGATAGCGGATTATCAGACAATTATAATAGTAAAGCAAGGAGAAAAGAGAATACAAAAGCATTAAATACTCTATATGAGTTATTAGACCCTACAAAGAATGGAGTAAAGACAATTATGTCTTTAGATAATCCTATGATTTTAGATTCTACTACTGGAGATTATGTATTAGATACAAATACTAAGGATAATGTTATTGATAAATTTATTAATGGGTTTACAGCAAATAATGGTAGAGAAATCAAATCATTGTTTAAGTTAACAGGTATAGATTTATCAAGAGGATTTATTAGATATAGTATATTGAGAGAATACGATTTAATTGCTACAAGTAATATAACTGAGTACACGCAACTACAAGATATAATAAGTAATAAGGATTATCAAGGATATAAAGAATTAGCTGAAAGTGAGATTGAACATCTTACTAGAAACGATATTCGTGAGATGGTAAGAATATTAGGTAAAAATTATAAGTCTGATGAAGTTGAAGAATATGTAAAAGAAACTACAGGTGTAACTGACTTACGTAACATTCATATTGATACTAGTGAAGTAATAGACCCAGAGTCTGATAAGATTATTTTTGCTGGAGGTATGGTAGGTAGATTAAAAGATTTGGCTAAGGGTAATGTCTATTTCGATGAGACATTAATTCCTACATCATTTCAAGATTCTACAGGTAATCAAAGGTTTAACTTTGTTAAGAAGTCATTCCTATTACTAACTACATTACGTTTACAAAATAAGAATTACAGAAAACAACTACAAGAGAAATATCCACATTTAAAAAACAATATCTTATTTAATACTGATTTCTTTAGCGAGGATGCTACAGATAAGATATTTGGAAAGGATTTTATTGCCAAGTTAATTGGAGATGTACGTCAACGTAATATGGGTACAGCTACTACAATGGATGGTAAGCAAGATGAGCAAGCAGGGACTAATAGAAGTACAACTGAATCAGGAGAGGGTGTAACACCTAAGACCGTTGATTATGGTACATTTATGATTCTTAACTTAGCAATGTTTGCCAAGAGAAAAACCGTTAGAGTAGCTAATTCAGAAGGACAAAGTGGCTTTACTACATTACAGATTAGTGATTTCTTTACTGGTCCTAATGAGATTAAACGTACAGATATTGCTGTACCGTTACCTGTAGGTAGAAATAACCTAGAGACAGGCAAAACAATGAGTTATACAACATTAGATGGTGACTTTAGTAGAGCTGCTATTGATACTGTATATCAATTGTTTGAAAATGAATTGGACTTAGTTAAAGAAGGAGAGCAAGAAATCAAAGATGGTCTATTAGCTTATGAGAATTTCTATAGACGTAGACCTGATGCTGAACAATTAGCTAAAAATAGAATTGAGTTAATAGAACTTAAAAGACAAGTTCGATTGTCACAATTAGAAGGTAATGCTTTAGAAAGAGCATTGCTTAAAATTAATGAATTAGAAAATCAATTTTCAGAAGAACCTACAAGTACACTATATGAAGGATTTCATGTAAGAACTGATTCTGATGGTAATATTAAAAAGGTAATAGATGATAGCGGAAACGTTACTGATTATCAATTTGGTAGAGCTACTGAGTTATGGAACTTTAAAAAGTTAGTAGATCCTAATTCAACTTCGTACACTCCTGCACTAGTCAAATACATGACTAGTAGAAAGCGCTTATTAACTCTTGATACTAAGATGTTATTAGGTGATTCACTTACACCGCAAGAGAGTGCTGATTACAATGCTTTAAAAGCTGCAACTCCATCTGCATTGCCAGTAGAGCTTAGAGCTAAAATTAAAGAAGGATTAAGAAAATACCTTGACGAACAGTCAAAGGATTACATAAGTAAATTAGATAAGTATGATGTTATTGATTTATTACCTAACGGTGATGTAGTTAATAATAAAATACCTGCGTTACCTTACTACTATCCATCAGGAAGTAATACTCCTTTTAGATACTATCAAGATAGTAAGAATAACAAAGACAACTACAAATGGTTTATTAAAGATTACTTCGTTAATCACTACATCAATGCCTCATCTTATAATGAGATTATGGATAAAGATGCACGTATAGCTAAAGATCCTGTGGATAGAGTTAAACGTAATGGTGGTAAAGTAGGTAATGGGGATGGTGCAGGTTCTGGTAAATCTAAATTTGGTGTAGTAAAAGAAGCATTCTTAATTAACAAACTTGGTGTAGAAAGTGAAAGAGCAGATGCTCAATCTCAACTATCTTTAGAAGGATATGAATTTCTACTAAGACGTTGGGGTAGATTCCCTGATGTTATTAAGCCAATTTTTAATAAGATTAAATTCGGATTAGAAGAAGTGACGTTTACTGAAGTTGAGAAATTAACTGACTTAAACGTAATACTAAACTCTAAGAAGACTATGTTATATGATGGAGAGTTCTATCATAAACTATCTTACTCAATTTTATCTAGACAATATACATCTGTTTTACCTAAAAAGAATAGGAAAGCAGCATTGGAATTAAAAGAAGAGATTGAGTTAGCAGAAAAGAATGGAGATGATACAACTCAACTATGGCACGAATATGAGTCATTGTGGAGAGCACATCCAGGACATTCAGTATTGCATAACTTACGTCGTAACATGTTATTTAATGACATCTATGGTGTAATACCGCAATCAGCTTCTAAGCTTAAAACACCTGTAGCCGCAACAAATGTAAATGGTCATTTTGACTTTGGCTACAATATGCACGAATTAGATAATGAATTTTGGAGATTACAGATGGAGACACCATCAGGTAAATCTAAAATTACTTATTTTTCTCAGGTATTAAACCTGATTGACAACGAAATCGACAAAGCACGTTCTTATAAGATACGTGGAATAGAATATAAAATGTCAGACATTATTCAAGATTACCATAAGATGTTAGCCAGGCGTGTAGAAAACTCTATGCAATCAGCTATGGCAGAACTAGGTAAACTAGACGATGATGGCTATTTAAATAAGCTTGATATTGAGAAATTTCAAGCTAAATTATACGAGACACTACAGAGTTCAGGGGCAGATGATTCACTATTGAGTTTCTTTAGAGAATCTATTAAGGGTGGTACAGAAATGAAGTATGATGCCAACCTACCTGCAATTAGTGCAAAGTTTCAACAGTTATTCTTAGCTCATTTCTCTAAAGGAGTTATGCAAGCTACTACTGTTGGTCGTAAGGTATCTTTAATTGCCGATTGGGGTAATGAAGTTATTGTAGGGATTGATGATAATATAATTAAGAGAACTGAGATTGAAAAGAATTACGATACTTATGTAAATGAGGATGGTAGTTTGAAAGATGGATATACTAAACGTAGATTGAAATGGTCTACTGGTTATGCTACCGATACTGATATTACTGTTAAAGGTAAAACTTTCACTAATGTAATAACTAGAGAAAAACTTATTGAGGGATTCCTAGATGATGGCAAAGTAATAGATTTAGTAGCTAAGACAGGTATTAATACCTTAGAGAAAATTGAATCACTTTCTGATGATATTTTAGTTAAGATATGGGGAGAATTAGAAGATTATAAATCTATGTCTCTATTTGGTAAATACATTGACTTTAATAAGGTTGGTGATATTACTGATGAGAATTACGAGATTTATGATATGTCACTCCGTGCAAGACTGCAAGATAACTATGATGATATTGTAGAACTTGTATTAGGTAAAGATAACTACATTGATAATGCTGCTAAGTATCGTGAAGTATTTGGAGCAATTGAAGGTAGACTTATAGGTACTCCTGTAGATCAGTCAGTATCAGAAGTATTGATGCCAGCTTGGGATGCATTTACTCATGGTGTTTCCGTTGGAGATACTGTGGATATTAATCATCCAGCTTGGGAATCTATTATGACTCAATTTGGTACTCGTATCCCTACTCAAGATAAGCACTCGATGATAGTATTTAAAGTAGTAGACTTCTTACCTAGTTATATGGGTGATGTTGCTGTACTACCAATGGAGACTATATTGCTATCAGGTGAGGATTTTGATATTGATGCAAAATACATACAGCGCAAATCATACTATCTTACTAAAGAAGGAACGGTTGATAAAATCAATATTCACGGTGAGATACACGATGCGAAAAGTGAAGAAGCTAAATACAAAGAAGTTTTAGGAGAAGACAAAGCAGATAAGTTCAATGAAATTGATGCAATCAAGCATCGTCATTGGAGGGATTTCTTAGTGTACGTTAAGAAAAACAATAGAGCTGTTAAGTATGATTTTAAGAAACTACAAAAAGCAGAATTAGCAACAGAAGAGTATCAAACCTTACTTCAAGAAATTGAAATGGCTAGTAACTTAGGTGATAAGCTTTTGTATGCAGAATTAAGTGATAAAAAGAAAGACCGTAGCAACCAATTGTTGTTACAAGCTATGACTGAGAATAATCTACCTAGCTCTTTCGAAGAATTTGATGTGGATGCCTTATTAAACAATGATGTTGTAAACAACATTATATTGGATTATAATATGGCATTGTATCTGAATGCAGGGACAGTTGCTATTTCTTATACTCCAGCTTCTATGACTAAAATTCAAGGTAATAGAGACACTGGTGTTAGGGGAATTGCTGAATTAGTAAACTACATAACTGGAGATGATTTAAGTAGTTATGAATATAATACTGCTAATGGACAAATGACTGCTAAGGTATCAAATAAAACAGGTGATGACTTGATTGGTCCAGCAGCCGTTGCAAACATTGTAAAGGCAGCATTAGCTAAGTCAGGTGTTAACTTACGTATTAAGCCAGGTAGCATTAAAGCTAGTATTGGTTTTGATAGTACTTATGATTTTAATACATTTGCTAACTATCACTCTAATGATGTAGAGTTAGCATACTCAATTTCAAATGGTAACATTAGAAATGTTTCATTGAGACCAAACTCTGATGGTGAGTATACTACCAAACAATACCGTATTATGGATGAATTGTCTACTGTATTATCAGCAATGACTGATAATGCTAAACATAATGATGCGGCAAAATTAAACTTTACCTTAGACACTTTAGGTGCGTATTTATATATGGTATCTTTAGGTATGGGGTTGAATAGAGCTGTACTAGTATCTAAATCACCTGTAATGGTTCATTACAATAAGATTAAAGCTGCTAGTGATACAGCATTAGTAACAGAACAGGATAAAGATAGAAATTCTAAAAATTCTGAGAAATTAATAGAGGAGGCTTATGAGACTGCTTCTAAATTGATTCTAGAAAGAATCGAACAATTAGAGAAGAAGGATACTAAGAAACAATTAAACTCTGTTAATTACCGAAACAATGAAAATTTTAAGCACAAAGATTTAGTTGATATAACTCCACAAGATTCAGGTAATCTAAATTTAGATTCTGGATACATTGTAGAAGATATGCAACTAGCTAGGTATTTACGAGATACATATGGTATGGATTATACAGATTCGAATTTCGATAAATCTGTAATTGATACTATGACTTATGATGAATTAATTCGAACTAGTCTAGCATTAACTAATCAATTAGATGTATTAACTGCATTTACTAGATTGGCACAGCAAGGTAGTTATCTTACTAGTTTATCTAGAATACTTAGATTACATCAAGGGCTTAAACCTTCTTTCCATGAACTTCAAGGAATCTATGATTCTTTAGATGATTTTGGTATTGATTTGAGAAAAGTAGTATCTAATGTAGCGGATTATAATACAGCCAACTACAATGAGTTACAGATGCCTTTTTCTATTAATAAAGTTTTAGATAAAAATATAGATTTAAAAGTATTACTAAAATCTTTTGATAAAGTAATGAAGGCTTCTAAGCATCTATTTATTTCTCAATCAAACACATTTGAAAATGTATTTAATACAATCAAACAGTCATTGAGAAGGGGATTACAAGGAAGAGATAGAGTACTTAAAAATATCAAAGGACAGATGATGGGTTTCACCATTATTAATTCAATGCGTGAAAAGTATAAACGTGAAGGTAGAACTTTCCCGTTTGACAGTGCTATCCTTTATTCACATTCTGGTGATACTATTTACAATCGTCTTCAAAATATCATAAAGATTGCGAAGAAAAACAATAACAATGAACTAGGAAATAACCTATTCATTAAGGCTTTACGTCGTACACCTAATAAAGCTAGTACAATTGACATGAGTAACTATCTACCTGACGAAATTGAATTCGCAGAAGAAGAGTTCTTAGATAATGTATTAATGGAGTTAGATGAATTGACAGTGAATACACGTACTAAAAATACGCCTGAGTTTAACAATCGTGTTATCTCAGCGTATAGAGAGTTAATGACTACTTATATTTTTGATGAGAATGGAAAACCATTAGTGAATGATGCAGGTAAATCAGTAGTAACTGAATTTGCTGAAGATTTGTTTAATTATTTAATAATTAGAGATGGTCTACAATTTAAGCATGGTTCTTATCTGAAGTATATAGCACCAGAGATGTACCTAGAAATGTCTAATGTATTGAAGGAGCTTACGAAAGCGTTTAAAGATGACCGTTGGGTTTCTACTCGTGAAGAACAAGGTATACGAGATTTATTAGGTATGGATGAAAAGACATTCAAGAGTCAATTTACTAAGATGTTTGGATTAAATCCGAAGAATCAAGAAATGTTTGGTGAGTTTAATTTTAGTAGACTATGGAGTGTACATAAAGATTTTAAAGAAAATATGGGGATTGACGAAAATCCTGGTATTATCAATATGTATGATTCTGATGGTAAGCTATTAGAAGAAAACCATGATTACGATTTTCCTGAATTCTTTGAAATTGATTTATCTAATATCAAGTCTTTAGTAGATAATCAATTAGTTACTGCCATTCAAAGCTTATATAACAAGCATGGTATGGAAGCCATTAAAAAGTACCCAGCATTGGGATTCTTTAAGATGAATGGTCAACCTATTTACTTTAACGAATTGACTAAAGATGAACGTAAGGAATTTGACTTGAATGAAGGCAAATATGTACAAGAAGCTATAGAGGCTAAGAATACATTAAGGAATGAGATTTTAACTTACGGAGATACACAGGATTCTGGTACGGCAACTGCAATTGTAGCAGGACAAATAAGCCGTATTTCTAGAAATACTATAAACTACGTCAAGGGTAAGTTATCTTTCCCTAGATTCATTACGCTTACTAATGATATTATAGAAGAGGAAGAGAATTATAGAGGCTTTGTAGTAGAACAAACTGTTACTGAGAAGAATCTATTTATGCTTATTAACATTCCTGCGCTACCAATATTAAAGGATTCTGATGGTAAGGTAATACCAGCACCACCAGAACTTATAGCAGAAAGAGATAGAGGAGTTTACGTAAAAGTTAATCCTATATATACATCTCTTTATCCTTATTTACATTCAGCAACAGACTTCAAAGAGGTAATGTTGAAGAACGTATTAGATAAAGAAAAACAAGTAAAGAAGAAGTTTGCTAAACTAAGTGAAATCTTTGCAGGTTCAGCAGAACAAAAATACTTTTCTCAATTGCGAGAGACGATTCTTAATCAAAGATTTGATTACGAATTATACGAAGGTAAGTTCTCAGCGGTTTCGGCTGCTGAGGCTGCCATTGTACCTATTAAGGATAGAGTAGGTAAACTATTCTCTACTAGTACTGGTACTGCTATGGTTAATGTAATTAGTCAATTAGAATTCAACAAGCGATTAATAAGTAATGACTTTAGTGGATATAAATTCGGATTGGTTTTATTCGAAGCAGATATAGATAACATAACTAAAGGAAAACAAAGATTAATAATAATGCCTGATGAACTAAAAAGTCCTACGACTGCAGGGGAATCTGATATTGTTACAATTAAAGGACAAGAATACTTAGTACATAATTTAGGTTTAAAAGACTTAGATTCAGTGTTGTTACATTTGCAATCTAAGGGTGAAGGAAGTAAACCTACGGAAATTTTTAACAATGTTATGGATATTAACGCTATTAAAGATGGTGTATATGGAGACTTTATACCATTTGATGTTGTGAACGATGAAGTAGATGCTGCTAATTCTAAGGGTAAGAAAGTTGTATTAACTATAGAACGTTATCAACATAGTAATTCTATACCTTTTAGTAAACGTCCGTACTATGGAATTCAGAATATTAATGTAGTGGATTTAGATGTCAATATTAGTAAGACACTAAATAAGTTAAAGAACGTTAATGTAAATATTGCTTCTTTAGAAAGCTTACAAGCAGACTTGGTTATTAATTTCAGTGATAATGAACTAAATCTAAATGTACCTGTAATAGATGTAAAGGAAGCTAACGAGGAGCAACTAGCTGCTGTTAAAGAGATTTTAACTACTAAAGGTGCATATAACTTAGGTATAGTGAATGGTACTCAGGAAAATCTAAATGACTTCATTAAAGAAGCTATTAAGACAAAGAGTGTTAGTATTACTACTGATACTAATTTTCCTTATACTTCTTACTTAAGTAAACTATTAGGTAATGTAGGATATAAGTTTACTGCTAAAGAGATTCTTAAAGCAACTAAACTAGATATTCCATATACTGATTTATCAGTGGAAATTATAGATTTTGTACAGAAGAATTACGAAGAAATAAGAAAAGAGATGCAACGATATAATCTTAAAATAAGAAAAGAACAACAACGAACTCAATTAACTTTTGATTTTGGTAGACGTTCTGAGTACATACAGTTAGCATTTAATAATCCGATTCAACAAAACTTCTTTGATGGAAGTTATTTCTTGGAACGTGAAAATGCTGATGGTACGAAAATATTTGGTCAATATAAAACCAAATCTCCAGGCGAGACTTCAATCGGTATGGTACAAAAGGGATTACGTACCGAGACTACTAGGAGTAAATCTAGTATGAAAATGATTGAAAACTTAGCTGTTGCTCAAGGTATCATTGAGGGAATTGAAGGTACTATTGTATATATGGTAGATGATAATCCAAAATCTCCTACTAACGGTCAAAATGTATTTGCTAAGATTACTACTAATGAGTATACACCCAATAGAGAAGACTTTGTTAAGTTTGAAGGTTGGGCAGAAGAAGTTTGGGATTCAAGAGGTAGAGTATTAATTGATAGAGGTTACAAGTCTTTCCAATTTGAAACAATTAATGTTAATAAGAGTGAGATGCCTGTAGTTAATACCAAGACATTCGCAATACAACCAACCTCATTAGATTTTACAATGAGTAATGTAGAGAATCATTCAGGTGGAGCATATGGTGCTGATACCTTATGGGATGCTATAGGTAGAAGACATGGTGTAGAATCACACTATCATTACAGAGATAAGGATAATGTGAAGCTATCTAAAACTTTAAAAGATGCTGGAGTGAAAGCTATGGTATTAACTGAAGATGAATTAGAACATGCTTACTTCCAAGTAGAGAAACTATTGGGATTAAAATTAACTAAGAGTATAGGTGGTAATTTAAAAGCTAGAAACTACTATCAAGTTGTTAATAGTGACAGTGTACTAGCTATAGCTAACTTAGTGAATGCTAAGAATGTTATGGGAGGTACTAATGTTGCGGTACAATTAGGTATCAAACTAGGTAAACCTGTCTATGTATTTGATTTAGGTACTCGTAAATGGCATAGATGGAATGGTAATGAATTTGTAGTAACTGAAACTCCTACATTGACACAATCATTTGCAGGAATTGGTACTAGAACTGTTCAACCATATAATATTAAGTCAGGAGACCAATGGATATTGAATCCTAAGTATACTGGAGATGAATTAGCTAATGTAGCTAAACAAGCAATCATAGATGTATATGAGAAAACAGCTAAAGCAACTGATAATGGTACTAAGATTAAAGAGTCAGGAGTGACTACACCTTTCCCTGGAGTAGAATACATAGCAGAGACTGGATTAACTGTTGAAAAAGCAAATCAATTTATTGATTTAATTGCTCCTCAGATAGAGAACCAAGCTTATGTAGAGAATGCTTCTCCAACTGCTAACTATATGTTTAGTTTTGGAGCTAGATGGGCAAGGAAAGTACCTGGCATTTGGGAGAAATCATTGCAAGGTGACAAAGTTAGGGCTGGAGATTTAAGCGAAAGACCTAATAGAATACAGATAAACCAAAAAGAGACTAGAGCATATAGTTACTTTAGTACAGACCAAAATAATAAAGCATTACCTCCTATAAGTGATTTAGCTCCTATAATTAGTTATATAGAAGAGAACTTGAAAATCGACTTATCAGACTATGATGCGGCATTAGGTAACTTGTACTTCAATAATTCGTTTATACATCAACATAGAGATACTACGGAATCTAAATTTGCAGAAGGATATGAAGTAGTGGTTATTAATTTAGGAGCTGATGGTTCTCTATATTATGACAATGATTTAAACTCTAGTTACAATAAGTATCAAACGGCTGGTGAATTACCTCTTGGTTTAGGTAGCATTTATTCATTTGGTGCTAAAGGTAAAAATAGATTCAAATTTCATCATAGAATTAAAGTAGGATTAGATTCTAAAAATCCTCTGAAACCAATTACTTTACCTAACGGTAAAAAGGTTAAGGATTATAGAGCCACTATAACATTTAGACGTGTTAAAGATTTAGGACCTAATGACCCTAAATATCCTGCTAGAACTATTAAGCCTAAAGTAGAAAAACCTGTAGTAACAGAACCAAACATCAAAGGAGAAGAGATTAGCTCATACTCTGATGGTCTAGGATTCGCTTTAACTAATCCAACATTTGTTAGTCCACGAGGAACTCTATGGAGAAGAAACTGGACTGTAAAACAAACCAAGTGGAGAGACTACATGGCAAATGGTATTGAATTCGAAGGTACTCGATATAAAGATGTTGAGAATGCATACCAACGAAATAAAGAACAATATGACTTTGGTGATGAGAAGTTTGAGTTAATGATGGAATTGATTCAAATCAAACTTAGGACTTATCCTAAATTGGTTGATATGATTGATGCTAAAGGTGGATTAGATTATATCTTTAATAGTACACATCAACCTACTAAAGGAAATAGTAACTGGGAAACTGGTGGAAACAATGATTTCATTAAAGCGCTTGGTGAAGCTTATAGAGATGTATCTAAGAGTAGACTATTAAGTGAGACTAATAAAGATGACTACTTAGCATATGCTGAATCAGTACAGAAGTTTATAGAGAATCCGAAAGCGATTAGTACTTATACAGGTACTATAAATGAAAGTGACTTAGGAGTATCTGGACGTGTAGCAGACTTAGATTTTGAAGGTACTGTTGCTAGTAGTGCAATTAAGCGTATTAGATCTCTTTATGCAGAAGCTGAGAGTGCTCCTAGAAAAACTATTATTATACCATATACTAATAAGCCTACTTATTTGGGAGGCTTTTCACTTATTGATATGGCTAGTATGTTTGCTCAGGCAGGTTATCCGCCTAAGAATATTATGTTTAATAGTGGATTTGCAGCAATTATTAAAAGTGCATCTAAATCTATTAACTTAATAACAACAGAAGATGACATAGTAAATAGAGGTGATAGTGGTTGTTAAATCATATTGCCCCTACCTACGAAAAAATTTTAGTTAGATTAGTGTAATAAAGAGCCGTAGAGTAACAAAACCCTACCTACGGTTCTTTTTTTATAGTTAACGGAAATATCACTAATAAAAAATAAAAAAATGACTTGTAAATTTGCACCCAATGGTGAAAAAAGTAAAGTATACAATGAAATTATAAAGAACTTCAATGGTAAATTAGCTAATGAAGTTTTTGTAACTACACATACTCCTAAATTTAGACAATGGTTTAGAGATTGGAGACAGATGGCAGATGGATTGGTAATGCAAGATAGTAATAGTTACAAAAGTATCTTTACTAGAGTTCAAAATAGAATGGATTTAATTACTAATCCAATTACTAATGAGCCTATTGTATTTTATACTAAAGGAGAAGTAGTACCATTACTTGATGTAGAGATTGATGCACCACTTCAACGACTATTAGATATACTACCTGCTGAATATACTAGTACAGATTCTAGTATAGAAGATAATTATGAAGTAGATAGAGCTTTTGTAGTAACTGACAAATATGAAATTGGTTCTACTCCTATATTTATAAGAAATAATAACATAGTATTAGGTAACAAGACAGACTTACTTAGATACAATAATAGTATAATTAAAGATAAAGAAACTGGTACTTACTTTCTGTATGATACTGGTGATGCTGTATATGCTCAGGATGGTAGTGAAATAGATTTCAATCAAACTACAATTAAGGATACCTATGGATTACAGATAGCTAAAAGTGTTAGTAATCAATTAGATAAAGTAAGTATCTCAGCCGACGATATTGAGAATACTTATATCTTCGAAGAAGGTTACTTAGCTACTAATTATGCTAATATACAATTAGAGCATACTGTATTTGAAACACTAGCTCCTAGTATAGTAGAAACTATATTTATAGAGAGTCCATTGAAGTTTGAGAATCTGTATAATGATTTAGTAGAATCAATTGATACCCATGATAGTATAGTAGAAGAGATAAACCAATTATATCCTAATAAGACACTTAATGACAAGAGGAAAGACATATTAACTAACTCACTAATCTCGTTATTTAAGAACCCAATAAATAATACTGTTACTACGTACAGAATGAACAACTTGTATAGAGACTTTACAGGTGAACTTAATCAAGTATTAAGTGGTTTTGATGTTAATGTAACAGAGCAATCTAGTTTTGCTGACTTACTAGCTGATATAGAAAGTACACCACTAAATACTAATACTACAGAACTAGGTTCTATTGTAGATAATATGATTAACTATGAAGAAGCATTAGGTGCCCCAGTAGTTAGAGACCCTATGGATCAAGCAGTAGAAGAATTTAGAAATCTTGTAGTATTCGATGATAGCATTATATTAGATGAAGATGGTAATCCAGTAACAAGTCCACATACAGGTATACCTGAAATTAAGCATGATTATTATGATGCTATTACAGCAGAACATATACTATATTCTGTTAGTGATTTGAAGAAAGAGTTTGATATACTTAAGTTTGATAAAGTAAGACTGTTTTGGGATAAGATGCAAATAGGTAAGTATGGAGGTTCTCCGACTGCTAAACGAGATGTAGATTACATTTTTAATGTTACGGACGAAGATGGTAAATTTAATGTTAAGGAAACTCAAGATAAGCGCTTGGCATTCATTAAAGCTGTATTAGCTGGTGATGTTAATAAGTATGCCGAGAGGTATCCGTTTAGTGGTGAATTGGAGAAGTTGAAAGTTAAGTATCCTATGAGGACAGAGACTATAGGAGATCCTGAGAATGACCAAGGTTATTACGAGGATGCCTCAGAAGAGGCTTATGTGAATAGATTGAAGTCAATATTCAAAGATACTATTTCAATACCTTGGCATGAGTTTATGTGGGATTTAAGGGACTGGCAAACAAGAACTTTTGTAGGTACTAAGTTTCATAGAATGGCAGAAGCTATACTACGTGAGGAACAAGATAGAACCGACGAGTTTAGAGATAAAGATATTGCTATCTTAAAAGCACTGGATAATATTCCTAATAAAATTAAAGCTTTAAATAAACGTATATTTAAGATAGAAAAAGAGTATCGTGGTGTTATTACTCCAACTGAACGCAGTATGTCAGTAGGAGATAAAATAGATGCACTTAGAGTACAATTTGATAAGGTTAAAGCGTATGAAGCTGAGAATAGTAAAGATACTACTACTAATAATGATGAATCTGGAAGGTTTCAAAAAGGTTATCATTCATATGAAGCAACCTTAGATAATATCGCATCACAATTCTATGGACTAGATAATCAACTACAACTGTATAAAGATTTAAAAGACCTTAAAGCACACATTAAAAGTAATGGTGGTACTATTAAAGTAGAAGTAAACTTAACTACAGACAAAGTAATAAACCATGAAGGTGATAATATTCGTATTGCAGGTCAAGCAGATGTTCTAGTAATATACGAAAACAAAGAGTCTGTAAATCCTGATTTCAGAGGTAAGTTTGAGATTTATGATTTCAAAACAACTAAGTGGGAAATGGCTGATTCTCCTCTATTGTATTCTAAGTCTACACATGAAGGACATGATACAATAAAAGGTATGTCACCTCAAAAACAAATGGGTCATGCTTATCAACAGTTAACCTATGCACGTGCAGTAGAAGTAGAATTAGGATTTGAATTCAAAGATGCTTATATTGTTCCAGTGTATATACCTTATGTAAATGCTCGTACATTTAAGATGGTTGGTACTAAGTCTAAACCATTTGGTATTCCCTTTACAGAGCATGGTAAGCTTGAAGGTGATAGTGACTTGGTAGTGAACATTAGAAGCTTTAAAGGTGCTACAGTAATGGAGCATGGTGTTAAGGTAAGATACCTATCATTTAATGAGTTACAAGAATTAACTAAGCGTAGAATACCTTCAGGTACTACATACGATGGTAAAGAGGCTAAAGCTAATCAAAGTACAGCAGAGACTAAGTTGGAAGAACGTACTAGTAGGAGAAAGAAATCACAAGTTGATGAACTAATTAGTGACATTGAGAAGTATATACAACGTAGAATTGACGCTATTAAAGTAACCGATAGTAAAGAAAGTAGATCAAAATTAAAAGGACTACAAGCTAAACTAGAGGACTTTGAAGACTTACATAAGCTATGGAGATTTACTACTGATGCTATGGATGATATTTTAGGTAGTAGTTCAGAAGATGGTGAGATACTAATTAAATCATTGGTAGATGTAGTTAAAGAAGCAGAACTATTATACTATCAAGAGAATACTCCAAAGCAATTAGCTAAGACTATTAAGACGTTAGATGATGTACGTCTGCATGTACAAAGCTATAAAGAATTATTGAATAGAGCTAAGACAATATTTGATAATGCAACTGGTGAAGAACTAGTAGCTATTAAATCACATAAGGATTATAAGCGATTAGATAAGACAATTGCTGCTATTAATGATTTAGAGAATAACTATTTTGATTTAGCTAAAGAGTTGATGGCTGAGAGATTATTTAAGTATGCTTCTAAGACTGGACAACAAAGTGTTGACTTACATTTTGCAGCTCAAGAAGATAGATTAAATACCGAAATAGAGAGTTTACAGATTGCTTTAGAGAATGCTAATTCACCAGAAGAAACTGCTAAGATTACAGCAACTATAGAGAAACGTAAAGCTAGACTAAAGGGTATTAATGTAAAGACTGAAGATTTAACTATTACTAAGGATTCTATATTAAATCATCTTAATCAACTGCCTTATGACATATCGTACATTCAACGTTATTTACTAGCACCTATTAGTTCTAGTGACCATATACTAGCACTATATGCTAAGATGTTGAAGTTTAATATTATGGATGCAGAAATATCTCTACAAAAGAAAGGAGTAGATATGCAAACATTCATTGATAACTTCTTAGAAAAATTAGGTAAGAAAAATATAGAGTACGATTCAGAGACATTCTTTGAACCTATATTGGAGACTAGAAATATCTGGGTAACTGTTACCAATGAAAACGGAGAACGTGAGAAAGCATTAAGACCGGTAAGCGCTTTAGTAGATGAGTATGGAGTTAGAAAACATACATTAGCTAATGGAGAGTTAGTCGAATTAGGATATAAAGAAATTATAAACGACTTTAGATTTAGATTAAATGAATTTAGACGTGATAGTAATTTCGATGAGTATAAGAAGCTTAAGAAGGACTTTGAATCTTGGATGCGTGATAATATGGAAGATGCCTATGTTAAGGAGTACTACGAATTAGAAAAAGTATGGACTGAGGATAGTATAGGTATTGAAGCTAAGTTACTTAGAGATGAATTTGATGACCAAATTAATGAAATTAGAAATGATTCAGGTAGTGAATTCGAATTAAATAAAGATGAGAAGCATGAGATTGCTAAACTTAGGTCTAAGAAAAGAGCTTTAGCTAGTATGTATACTGAATCTGGTAAATTAAAATCACTGGAAGAAATAGCTATTGCTAAGAAAATTCAAAAGTTCAGTGAACTAAATGTTAAGCTACATGACTTTGACTCTAATTATGACTTGTTTGAACATAAGAAAACCTTATTGATTAAGCATATCCAGGATAAGTATAGAAAGTTAGGTATAACAATCCCTGCTGAACAGACTCCTGAATACTTTGAATGGCTATCAGAAAATCAAGATACTTATTTAACTGACAAGTTCTATAATCGTTACAATAAATTGAAGCTGGAAAGAGACTTACAATTTTATGCTGCGTACCATAAAAACTTAGAGCTGAAGAAGTTCTTAAATTCAAGAGAAGCTGAACGTTCAAATGATGTTGACTTTGCCACAAAAGCACAAGAAATATTAAAAGGACAAGGACTTACAGTAGATGATTTACATAAAACAGATGCTCAAAGTATTGAAGTATCTGAGTTAAATGATAAGATTAATCAATTAATTAAGCCGTATAAGATAGGTAAGTATGTTGATTACTCATTAGTTCCTAAGAGTATATTTGTTAAGATAAAACAAATACAAAATAAGATACAAAACATTTATGCTGACTCAGACTTTAAATCTTTACCAAAGGAAGAAGCTGACAAGTTACTAAATGCACTAAGTATTAGGAAAATATATCAATCTAATTTAGATGATTTCGGTAAGTATGAGCCAACTAACAAGTACTGGAAACACTACTATGAAAATAAAGCTATTGCTGAAGATAAAGGATTAGATTTAGAAGATTCAACTTGGTTTAAACGTAATCATATATTTAATCCTAGAACAACACGTAATGAGCCTATTCGTATATGGCAAGAATTATTACATACTAAAGCTAGTATATTAGGTACTGAGTCTAATAAGTATAGAGCACAAAAACAAGAAGTATTAAAGTCTTTGATGCTTGAATACCCTGACAGGACTAATTCTTGGTATAAAGAGAAGCTTAAAAAATCTAAATGGTATACTAAGCACCATGATGTAAGTGGTACTATTAAAAGGAGTTCTAGGTACTTACAAGAAGTAGACCCTGATAATGTATTTACTAAGGTTAGACCTTCTGCTGCTTATTCTACTTTCAAAGTTAAGGAAAAGTACATTAGAGATACTCAACTTAGTAGAGATGAAAATGGCGACTTATTACCTAAGAAAAATAAATGGGTTAATAAGAAGTATAAAGATATTCAGAAAAGCAGTACATGGAAATATGCACATGATAACTTATTAGGATTCTTTAAAGATGCACAATCAATTTTACCTCAAGAACATAGAATGGGTAATATACTTCCATTCACTAGAAAAGCTAGTAAAGAGATACTTGCAGGTAAAAAAGGTATTGTAGAGAAAGCTAAAGCTACTGGTAAATTAATAAAAGAGACCTTATTAATAAGTAATGCATTTGACTTAGAAGATGAAGGAGATAAAACTATGTATAACTTATCGTTAGATCATAAGAAAATCCCTATGCCTTTTACTAAATCTAATTATGCAGTACAAGAAGAAGTATCTAAGGATGTTATTTCAGGAGTTATGCAATACGTAAAAGCTGCCTATAAACATCAAGCTATAGACGATATGATGTCTGAGACTAGAATGCTAATGTCATTAGTAGACAAACGTGAAGGTCAAGATGGCAAAGGAGTTATACGTAGAGATTCAATGGGTAACAAATTCTTTGATTCTATTGCTAAGAAATTAAATAAAGATAGTGAAGAATTAGTACGAGCTGATAAGCAAAGTTTAGCATCAGGATTACTTAAAGATTTTATTGAGATGCAAATATTAGGTGAGATGAATAAGCCTTATGAGATTGCAATTCCTTGGTACGATGGTAGTCAAGGTAAACTGAGAGTAGATAAAGTAGTAGACGGCTTTATGCAATACGCTTCTATTACTCAAATTGGTGGACTGAATATGGTTGGTGTACTTAAAGGTGCAGCTAACTCATTACAAGCTCAATTACAAGTAGCTATAGAGAAATCAGCAGGTAAGTATTTTGATAAGAATTCATGGAGAGATGCAATGAGTTTCTTTAGAAAATCTAATACTGTAAAAGAAGCTTGGCAAGATTTCGGTAGAGCATTTAATACTACATTGAGTGGTCAGATGCGTTCTATCTATGACCCTATGCAAGGAGACTTCTTAGACCAATATGGTGCTAAGATAGCTGGTAATAAAATACAACGAATGATGAGTACTAGTACTTGGTTCTTTAATCAATATGCTGGTGAATTCCAAATAGCTATGGCTTCTATGTATGCACTACAAAATAACTACAAGATTGTAGATGGTGAGGTTTATAATAGAGATGAGTTTATTGAGATGAAACGAATAGAGGCACTGGATAAGAATGAAGCATTTGGTTTCAGTGAGAAATTGTTTGCAGAGCAGGAATTCAAATCTATTGCTAGTAGTCTAAGGGATGCTTATGAACTTAAAGATGGTCATATTTCTATCAAAGAAGGAGTCAATTGGCAAATAGGTTCTAATAGAGATAAAGAAATGAAATCTCGCTTACACGCTATTAATAAAGCATTACAAGGTAACTATAACTCTTTTGACCAACCGACTATACAACGTAACTGGTTAGGTAGACTTCTTATAATGTATAAGAAATATCTAGTACCAGGAATGTTAAGAAGATTTGGTGGTATTCGTAGAGATGAAGAGCTTGGTGATTTAACATATGGTTACTATAGAAACTTCTTCAAGTTGATGGTACATGATACAAAAGCTCTATGGGGTGAGTACTATAACAATGTATTAAAGACAGGATTAACTGCTGGTAAAGCTGGTGGTGATTTTGATAGTAAGTTAAGTGACCTTGAAAGAGAGAATATACGTAGAGCTGCTAAGGAATTAACTTCATTACTTATGTTATTCATGTTAGTAGCTGTAATGGCTCCAGGAGATGATGAAGATAAGTCTAAGATTAGTAGTACTAGGTATACAGCATTGTATTTAGCTGAACGATTGAAGAAAGAGGTTTCATCAATGTCACCTAATCCAGTTGGCTTAGTAGCCGATAACTGGAAACTATTAAGAAGTCCATCAGCTATTAGTGGATTTGTAGACAGATTCTTAAAATTAATAGTTCAAGTTGGTGACCCAACTGCTACGTATGCTAAAGATACTGGAATTGCAGAGAAAGGAGATAATAAATTGTATATTAAAGCAAGAAAATTAATGGGTACATTAGCCTTACCAGGATTTGAACCTACTACTTCAAGAGAAGCATTCGAAAACTTAAATAGATTTATGTAAATAATAGGGGAAACTTAATCGTTTCCCCATTTTTATTTATAATTTATAACATCCACGTGTCAAGTCAACTAAATCGGCTTGTGTACCACTTCTAAGTAATACAGTAGGAGCACCCAAACTAATATCACCTTTAATACTTGAGATAACCCTTTCAATAATAGGTTTAATTTCAGTCTTATTAAGTGATTCTGAGTTACGTTCTAAGAAATCCTTATATTGGTCTACAGTAAAATTAGCAACTAAGAAGTAATCTTTCTTAAACTCTTTAAGAAACTTATTAACAACAGCATAATCTGCTTTATCATTAAACTTCTTCTTACCTAATACTCCACCATATTTCTTAAGCTCACCATATAAAGTCTTGGCATTCTCAATTACAGGAGTTTGATATAACAACTGCATATCTTCTATAGTATCTACAGGTTCTACAGGTTTAATTTCATCTAGATTATTTTCAGTAAATTCTAGTTCTAATTGTTTCTCAACTTGTTCTTCTACTTCAGTCTTAGTTATCTTAACATCAGCTAATCGTAATCCTTTAATTCCTACGTCAGCTAATACTATATCCAGCTTACCAAATATATTACGAACTATCTGTTTATGGTCTTTATTATCCCAATCAGGAGTTCTTAAAGCATCTACAATGTTACTAGGTATAATTTCTCCAGACCTAACAGCAGTTAATATTTCAACTCTAGTAGCTCTCCATACTCCCAATATACTAGCTAGTGTTGGAGCTGAACCATAGTCTAATATAGTTTTCTTACTATTTATTACTGCAAGTACTTCAGCATCAGTATATTCTTTGTCTTTCTTTATAGCTTTCTTTTTAACTTTAGGCTTAGGCTTAACTTTAACTACCTCATCGACTGGCTTATCATCCTTAATTTTAGGTTTCTTAATCTCAGGTTCAATTTCAATTTCAGTCTCAGTCTTCGCACTCTTAGCTTGCTCTATAATACTATCCTTAGTATTAGCTATATCGTCGTTTAAGCCCATAAAAATAGAGTTGTTCTCAAACATACTACTAGTTGTAGGGACTTCCATAAACGGTAAAATAGCTTTAATACTAGTTACATTTTCAGGCTTAGGTAAACTAACTCCAATATTACCTTCAGTTAATCCATTCTTTAGTAATGAATTCTTTAATCTAGCACCTGAGTTAAAATCTAATCCTTTAATAATCTGTATAGCTTTACCAGTATTTTTATCTGCTACTTTCAATATAAGAGAATGAGCGTCTAATTTATTACTTCTAATAGAAGCAAAGTCTACTTCTAACTGAGTTACAGTAGGTCCAAACTTAGCAGGTACTTTAAAGAATAAACCATCTTTACTATCTAATAGAGTATTGATTTCTTTTCTTAATGCTCCGATTGATTCTGCATTACTTAAATCAATTTCCTGATTATTAAATACATCAATAATATTAGTAATTTTAGTAGCAAAACTATCTAATTCCTCTTTATTAGCATTACGTGGCTTTAAAGCAATAGGTCTCACTTTATTATTAAGGTCTTTAACTAACATCCAATAACGATTACGCTTACTACTCAATAAATCTGTAGTAACAACATCCTCTAAATAGCCTCCTATACTAGGGTCATTTATGTCATCTAAACTATGTCCTAATATAGACGTAGCAGATAGACTATTCTTCTCACTTGGCGAGTCTTCTAAGTCGTAGTTAAATTTATTATCAACAATAATAATCTTACCGTCAATTAAGAACTTCTCCATCTCAGGTCGTATCTCTTTACCATCATAGAAGTATTCATCCATGTTGATTCGCTTATTATTATCGTACTCGAAGTCTATACTACCACCAGATACATTGAAGTTTACTAGTTGTTTTAACATCTCAGGTTCTAATATTGTCTCTGAGTAACCAACTTTGTTATAAATATCTAAGAACTCTTCAAATAACTTAGCTTGCTTGTTAGAACTATCACCAAATGCTTTTAAATCTTCATAAGTTAATGTACCACCATTCTTATCTGAATACAATACATTGAATTCATCTAGTATCTCTTGTTGTTCATCAGATGTAGTAGCTAAATCGTATGCTTTTAACATAACTCCAGGATGATATACCTTATCAGTAGTCTTATCACCTTTAACTTTATGATAGATGTTAGGATTATTAGGATGCCCTGTGTAATACCAATCAGGACTATCAGTAGTACCTAAATTAATCTCCATAGCTATATCTAAGTCCATCCAGTTATGAATACCAATGAAGTCCTCTCCTGATGCAACCTTAACAGGATTAGCATGAAGTAATCCTTGTTCTAATTTCTTAGATGGGTCATCATTCAATTCATTAGCTAATGCTTTATTAACGTTAACTGAGATGTCTTTCTTCAATCTAAATCTAACATGGTCTTCTAATTTAAGTCCTTTGGCTTTCAAGTCCCATAAGAATTTAGTAAGTACTGCCTTAGTATTAATAGCTACTTTACTATCCAATTCTATATTATATAGTTCTTCAGCAAAGCCTTTAATCATATCTTCAACCTCTGCATCTGTATAAGTAGAGTTACCATTGATGTCATCTTTGGCAAGCTTATCTATCTTGTTCATTACTATTGCAGGAATCTGTCTATATTTCTTACCAAAGTAATTTTTAACTTCATTCTTAATCTTCTTATCATTAGCTTTAGTCTCCGAGTACATCAATTCACCATATGCATTACTTAGAATACCTGTTAAGTAATCTTTAGGTAACTTCTGAGTCTTATCATAACGATGAATATACATCTTAGTTATGTAATCGGGAGTATATAGATTCTCTCTAAATGCTCTATTAGTTGTATTCAAAGCTTGAAAGTCATATATATCATCCTTATTTACTTCAATACGATTCTTAGCCTCATTAGCAGTCTTAAATGGTATCAATACATAACTATCATCTTCCTCTGATATTACCTCATACAGTGTATCGTACTTAGCTTTACTAACTTTAGTTAATTCAACTCCATTCTTAAATTTAATTAGTTGTACTAACTTTCTCTTAATATTAAAGTCACCTTCAGTGTCAGAATCCTTAGCTCCTAATGATTCATTATAGTCATTTATATTTGCATTGTAAGCATCAATAAATACCTTATCAAATGTATTCTGAATATTCTGAATCATTACATATTGACGATTATTTAAAGCTACTTCTTTAACTTCTTCAGCCGTCTTATTATTCTTAAAGAATAGTTCTGTTCTAGGTTTAGATCTAGTAATCTTAGAGAAATTAGTTAAGATAGCACTAACTGCTCCACTTATACTTTCAACTTCTTGTAATGATGTTACAGCTCCTAATTCTAAAGCATTATCTAATACTAAGTCATTTATAGAGTTCTCTAGAATAGCTAATAAATTATTATATTGCTCTTCCGAAAACTTAGAAGCAAAGTTATCTATATTTAGTATATCTATTCCAGTAGCCACATCTTCTAAAAGTAATTTACTTACTTTATTATTTAATAATGTAATTAGTTTAGACTGCTCAATAGAATCAGTTACTAGTTCATTAATTTGGCGACCTAATGGAGCTAACTCACTGATTTGTAATGCCTCATCAATATCTTCAATAATTGTCTCAGTTAAAGGAACTTCATTCTCAGTATTTAATAATGCAATACGCTCATCTAATGTAGTAGCTAATTCTTGTATTAACTCTGCATTAAGACCCGATGACATAATGTTTCTACGAATAATCTCATCTAAGAAAGTTGGACTAGTAGAAGTCTCTATAAGTCCAATGTACTCTTGATTCAAATCTGAGTCTACATTAACTACTAAACCTTCACCTTTTAATCGAAGGAATTTCTCCACAGTCATGTGCTCTATGTTATCATTATTATATGTAGGATTTAAAGGATGTTGTAATTCAATTAATCCATCTGGATTAACACCTAATAGCATTAAATCCAATCCTTCTATATTATATCGACCAGGTGTAACATCATTAACTCCTGTTACTGTAGGTATAATATATGGTGCATGTTTATCTAGTATGTTTGTTAATTCATCTAACTTAGAGAATCCAGTAACACTAGATATAAATTCTACTATCAATCCTTTTAATCTTTCCCATAAACTAATCTCACCTTTCTGTTCACTATCATCTCTACCTACTTTTGATTTAATAGTATGAAGGTATGAAGCAAACTCTTTTTGAGAGAAAGCTTGAGTTATTAATTCTTCTAATCCATTCCTATCACCTAATACTTCTGTTGCTTTCTTAATGTACTCTAATGCATCATATGCCCCTGCATACATACGTTCTTCTGTTACATTTTCAGTAGCTTGAGCATTGGCAATTTTACTATCTAAGTCTTTAAGTAAGTTACTTAATACTTCAGGTACAGTTTTACCATCATTTAAACTAAGTATGAAGCGCTTTAAATCAATTACAAACTGTGTAGACTCCTTAGTCTTATTTGGTATCTCATTACGCAATACTACATGAATTGCTTCATGTACTAATAGTTCTTTAAAATAACTCAAACTATGAGGTCTTACAGTATCATTAAGTTGAAATACAATAGTATTACTATCTGGTGTAAAGTAAGCTGGTGTATTAGGGTCTAATTTAATGTTAGCAGGTATCTTATCTACTATTGAGATCTTAGTACCATATTTAATTAAACTGTCTAATAGAGGGCTATATTCATCTACTATAGATAATAGAGAACCCCCATCTTCTGACTTGAATTCTATTAGCTTATCTTTAAATATCTGAGCATCTATAGCACCTGTTTCATCTAATAGAGATTTAATAACCTCCATAAATTCTACTACTCGTTTTCTTTCTTTGACATTCTTATCTCTAGATAATCTATTAACTACATTATCATCACCTTTTCCGTCTTTACCTTTATCTTTATCATCTTTATCATCTTTCTTCTCTACGTCTTCTGGCTTAACTTCTTCTTCATCAGACTTAGTTTTAGATAAAGCTGCTTCTGCTTCCTCAGCTATCTTACCCCAATACTTTGTAGAAGCTGCTATGAAGTTTTTTCTACCCTTAACTGAAGTCATTTCTTTAAATGCATCTTCTGCACTAGTAACATCGGCTTGGGCAGTATACACTTGAGCATACTGGTCTTTCAGTTTATCTTGAGTATTAGTACGAATCATATTAATATTATCCGTTAATTGCTTCTTAGCTACGGCTAATGATTCCTTAGATGCATTCTCTAAGTCTTGTCCTGGTGTTAAGTATGAAGATAATGAATCCTTAATTAATTGACTTTTCTCAGCACCAATTTGTTTCTCTTGATTCTGATAATTAGATTTTAATCCTGCTAAACGTTCTTTAGTTTTAGCTAACAGTTTACTATCTATTTGAGCTGTAGTAAGTCCTATCTCTTTTGCTAATGTAGGATTAAGTACTCTAAGAGTCTCTAAGTATTGATGATACTCCTCACCTTCTAAGTCTTCTCCAACTTCTAGCATAGCAATAGATTGTCTTAAACCTTCTTGCTTTTGTGTCAGTTTAACTGATTGTTCTAATCCAGTTACATTTCCTTGCAACTTATTTACTTCATCATTGATTTCAGACTCATGTTCCTTTAAAGTCTCTAAATGTTTGTTTAGTTTCTTTCTAGAACTAAGTATATTACCTTTCATCAAGAAAGCAGATTTGGCATACTGATGTGACTCAGCATCTCCATAATCAAAACGATTAGAAATATCTTTATAGATTTTATCCATCTCCTTGATGGTATCTATAGCTTCCTGAGCTTTAACAACATAACCATTGTCTGTAGCATCTTCTGCCAGACCCATTGACTGAGCTTTAGTTGTAGTAGTTTTAGCTAAACTTTGTAATTGTTTTACTTGTTCAGTTAATTTCTCAATTTTAGATTCACTAGGATTTTCTGATGCTGCTTCTTCTTGAATTTGAGCTTGTATATTCTCTGCTTCTTTTAATGCTTGTTCAGATATACTAGTCTTATTATTTGTATCTCTAATGTTTTCAAAAGTCGCTGTAAGATTCTTTGAAGTACCATTCTTAAATGCTTGATACATATTCAAATCAAACAATTCCATGCGTTTCTGGTCAGCTAGAGCTTTCACTCTTTCTGCTGGTAGACTAGCATCATTACGAACTATATTAGTAAGCTCATTCATCTTCTTATCAACAGTCAGTAAATCATCAGCTATCTGTAACTTAACCCTGTTAAATGCAACCTCTTTATCAATAGCTTCTTTCTTAGCTGAACTGATTCTACCTAATGGACCAGTTTCATCTACTGCTTTACCTTGAGCATCATATACATAATCTCCAGGTTGTACAATAATCTCCTCACCATTCGGTCCCATTTTCTTCTCTTGTGTATCTCCCCTATATCTAGCTTGTTCCTTATACCTTGGAGCGTGTTCCATAACAGCAGTCTGTCCTACACCACCTAACATACCTGAGAAGAAACTAACAGCCCCTTCCTCAGACCATGCTGCACCTATAGTAGCACCTGCAGATTCTAAGTCAAGGAATTTACCAGCCATACCTCTAGCATCTCTTTTAGCGGCTTCTTCGTCAGTCATACGACCTATTCTATCACCTGATGCTTCAGCCCATACGTTAACAAGTTCCTCTACCCCTTCTTGTACAGCTTCAGCAGCATAAGATAACTTATTACTTTGAGGTACATAAGCTAAGTTCTTAATACGTTCTGCAGCTTCGCCAATTCCCTCTCCTTTGAATTGTTTTAATTGATGCTTTATATTACCTAAGTCATCCAATAATTGTCTGTTAGAACGAAACATAGGAGCGACACTGGATAAATTAAGTACAGTATTTACAACTGTATTCAATCTAGTTGTTTGAGCAGCCGCCTCAGCAGCCCTTTTACGTGCATCTTCATCCGACTTACCTCTACTTCTTTGTATCTGATATGTTCTATCAAATACTTGAGCACCTGACATAGCACCCTCAACATAAGCTAATGAACCTGATGTAGCTATAGCAGCTCCAGCTCTTGCAGCATTTGCAGAAGTAGCAGTTAACGCATTAGCTAACTTAGCTCCTCTACCAAATATAGCACCAGGAATCACTGCAGTTGCAGCAAATTCACCAATAGATTCAAATAAACCTTGTCCTAATTGTAACCACCATGTTGGATCTGATATATCGGATGCAGCATTAGGACGTTCTCTATAAATTTCACCTGCGAAATCAGTCAATCCTTCCCTTGCACCTTCTGCAAATCTAGTTAATGAGTTCTCGTAATCACCATCATCATACAATAATGTACCTAAACGACCCATATTCTCAATTAATCCTAAACCAATACCACCAACAGTCTGTACAATAGCACTACCTGTTTGTTCCAATAATCCTTGATTCTGTGCTCTTAACTTTCTATGGTCTATTCCTTTAGTCGGACCAGTTGCAGAACCTAGGTAAGGTTCAAATTTAGACCAATCATCAATATCAGTATGTCCATATAGTCCACTTCTAGCATCTACATCTTTATCTACTTCATCACCTCTAGAAGTATCTAATCCCCTAGTTTTACCCCATTGGTCATAGTTACTTTGAAACAAAATATTATCTTCATTAGGTACAGCATCACTAAATCCTGATAATCCATATTCTAATAAAGCATCATTAGTTACAGGTTCATACCTAGTAATGTCTTGTGTAGTAGATATAGGAGCTGGGACTGGTGTTGGAGCAGTATTAATTCCTCCTCCATTTTGATACTTCTTTCTATTATTGTTCTTATTACTCATGCTATCTAAATTTATAAGTACTTGTTGTTATTTTATAAGGATTTGTTCCTATTAACTCATCAGGATGTGGATTAATTTTTGTCTTGTATTGTCTTCTAGTTTCTCTAATATTAAGAATATCTCCTATTTGACTATCAGTTAATTTTAATGTCTTAGCAGCTTTTACAATTCTTTCAGGTGCTACATCCTCACCTATATCAATTAATTCAGCAACTTTCATGTGAACAGATACATGCCTTTTAACTGGTACTATTCTACCCTTAGCATCTCTTTGTATATTTCCTTTAGAATCTCTAGAAGGGAATGTCAATGCTACATAGTCATTTGGAATACCTTTTTCATACAGTTCTTTAGAGATATTACTTAGATGCTTATCTTTTCTAATTAATTCCTCAGCTTCGGCATATGGCATTGTACCTGAATAAGATTGTAATTTAGGTTGTAATTGCCTTCTACCTCCTATAATTACTTCTTCCATCTCTATAAATCCACCAGGATGTATTATAGGACTCTGATAATTATCAAACGTAACTGTACTATTATCAATATAATGATACGGGTCTGGATTATAAGCATCCTCAGCTCTATTAATTGTATAATTATAGCTTTGTCTAGTAACAGGATTATGTTGAGTATACTTACCAACCTTTAATCCTGATTCTGCTAAGTTTTGAAGTTGCATAGAAGTTTGATGTCTTGGGTCTTCTCTCCAATGTTTTAAGAATCCAAAGTTAACATCTTCAAATCCTACTCTAGTTGTACCTTGTTTAGCAATTTTATCTGTTTTCCTTCCCTTATCATCCAATTCATACACAGTAAATGGTAAAGAAAAGGCATTCTTATTTTCTTTACCTAATGCACTACCTAATTCATAAGTATATTGCTTACCAGTAGCTGCAGACAATTGCTGCAGGTATTGTGGCATAGTCTGAGCAGTTAATGTACCATTCTCTCCTGGCAAATACATAGGAAGAGTATTAGTGTTCTGTTGATTCTGAAAGAATTCATTAACTCCTTTCTCTCTACCCTCTGCTAACCAATATTTACCATCATTAGAATAAATACGATTAGACGATTTACCTGACAGTGGAGTAGCAGTCATAGTACCTAGATAGTGATTCATAGCTTTGTCATACTTAGACTTAGTAGCTGCTACTGAATTTAATTGTTCTTGTTGTGCATGTAGCTTACCAGGTTTCCAGTTAGTACCAATAGACATAGGTTCAATTAGATCTAATAGATCTCCAGCATTCTTATCTCCAGCCGCTTCTTTTGCTCGTAATTCGCTTAGAAGAGTTGAGTATGTACCTTTAGTGAATGAACTACCATTAATACCATTATCTATGATTGAAGTCTTAAAGTCTTCATAAGTCATATTTGGATTATATTTCTTATTTAATTCATACGCTTGCTTAGATGTACTAACAAACTCATTCTGCCATTCTACAGCATTCTCTAAGCCATTTAATTCCTCAACAGTCCATTGATAAGTTGGATTGGCTTTAACAGCATCCCCAGCTTCATTATAAGCTTGATTATGAATATCCATTAAGTTCTTAGCTCCTTGTGCATTACGTTGAATTTCATGTAAAGCACTTACAGATAAATCAGAATTCTCTGATAATACAACTTCATCACCATCTTTATTAGTCATAATGATTTTACCACCTCTATTCTCAAACTTCTGAGCCTGAGCAATATCATCATTTGTAATCTTACTAGCATCTCTAGCAGAATACATAGCATTATCTCTATCAATTTTATTAGCATACTTTGGAGTACCATCAGGGTTTTTCTCACTCGCAGCAATTTGGGCAAAGAATGATGTCTCTACTCCACCTTTTTGTTGTAATAGTTGATTCTTCTTATCACCAAATTCAGTTAACGTCTTACCATAAGGAGACTCTACAGTAACTCCTGTATCAAAACGCTCCATTACTTCATACTCCTTGTCTCGCTTAAACTCATGGTCTGATATTGCTATTGCAAAGCTATGTTTTATTTTAGCTAATTCAATCTCTTTTGAATGTGCCCATACAGGATTCTTCATTACCTTCAAATCTTCATCATGATCCATGTGAGCTATCTTACCCGCATAAGGTTCTGCTTCTTTACGAATTATATCAGCTATAAATGTATCGAACATCTTAGTAGTTGCTACTTTAATAGGGTCTGCAGAAGCTAGCTTATTATAAGCATTCTGAGATTGTTTAACATCGTTTTCTAATGCTGACATTAAAGCTCTCTTAGCACGTTCTGTTTGTGGACCAGCTATACCATCAACTTTAATTATAGGTCTTCCTGTACGTTCTTGATATAACTTATTTATTGCAGTCTGTAATGCAGAACCATGCAATGTATTTAACTCATTAATAGACCCTTTAAATCCATCTAACTTCTCTTGGGCATTACCTACGAATTGGTCATAGTATTCCTTAGACGGTTTAGCTCCGCCACGAACTTCTTGGTCATAAGTCCATTCAGCTTCTAATTCACCTGTTTTCTTTAATTCATTTCGTAATGCAGATGATGCTTGTTCTAGTAATTCTTTCTCACTAATCCAAGTATCTTTATCTTTCCTCCATTCTAATACACCTGTAGGTGAAGTCCTAGAACTTCCTTGTCCCCAAGTAGCATTAGATGACTCTTTAGCATTAGCTACGAATTTCTCTAAGAATTCAGGTCTATTAACTGCATCTGTTAAATTGACATCACCCCAAGGATTATATTGAGTATGGTCAGTACCAATACCAACATCTCTTGTCTGTGCTAGTTTTCTCTTTAGCTGATACTCTTGTGCTTTAGTAATATCACCATCCTTACGTCTAGTAGTAACATCTTTATAGTTAGTCATATAACCAGTATGACGATTCTTTATAGCAGTCATTTCTCCATGAATACCAAAATCTTTACCTACCACACCAAATAATTCCTCAGCTTGTGCAGTTGACTTAGTTAAATCTCCATTATAAAGATTCATAATATTATCAATACTCTTTTGATAACCTAGTTGCTTTTCTGTATGACGTTTTCTATCGTATCCCTCTAAACTAGGAACTTCTGATACCTTAGCTTTCAATTTTTTAAAATCTACTAACTTGGTATCATAGTCCTTTTGTTTTGTGGCTAAAGCTTGTCCCAATAATTGAATGTTAGGTTTAAAAAAGAAATCCGCACGTGTCTGGTCAGCACCTAAATTTCCTGGTAATATTCTTGTTGCCATGTTATTTTATTATCTTTAAAATGTTTATTTTCCCTTGAATTGTATTAATTCGTTTGGATCAACTTGACCTGACATTACCGCTTGATAGGCTGCTGGACCATAGTTTTTATAAATGTTTTGCATTACTTGCCATTCAAATTGATTTTGTCTAGCATTTCCTAGTTGTCTACCAGTATCTACTATACCTGTACCAAATTGAGTAACAGCTTTATTTCTAAGTGAATCCCTAGCTAACTCTGCAGCTCTATTTTCACTTCTTGCAGATTCCTCAGCTCTTCTACGGTCTTCACCTCTAGCTACTTGTGTCTTATCCGCAGCTTCAGCTAATTGAATATCAATAGCTTGTTCTCTCATTGCTAAATCTCTAGATTTATCACTCATAGTAGAATATAAGTTAGCACGTAAAGCATTCTGTGCCTGTGCATTACCTACTTGATTTTGAATACCTCTAGTAGCTGCTGTATATCCAGCGTGTAATGGTCTCTTATCTAAGTTAGATCTACGACTTCTTTGTCTATGTAGTACTTTAGCTAACTCAGGATTATACTTAGCTGATGTATAAGCTGGTGGCTTAAAAGATTCTGCTAAATTATAGATTGCTGGAGTAAATTCACCAGCTAATTGCAACCATGCATCATCAGTTAATGAACCTAAATTACCTAAAAATCCATCACCACCACGTCCAGTATTACGTCCAGTATTATCTGGCTTACTATGTCTTCTACGTTTAGATTTAAACTCAGGAGCATCTACAAGAGCTACTTGTTCATCATATAAATCAGCATTATAAATATCTTCAGGAAAATACCCTTTTACATTTAGAGGAGCAATAGCATCACCAGGAGCAGTAACAGGAGAACCATTACCACTAAAACCAGAAGTATTATTACTACTATTAGTTGGAGTTTGTGTTAATGGATTACTTTGTAGAAAACTACTTATATCTTCTCCATAGCCAATACTACTCATAGGTTGTCCTCTAAAGTCATTTTGACTAAATAAACCTTGACTTAAATCCATTTCTTCATCCCCTGTGTCACCACCTATTTGATATTGTCTTCTTGAGTATCCTCCGAATTCTCTATTAGGTGTAAGCGATTCATAAAATGGAGATGGTAAAAGGTCAATTTCATTATCTTCTATAGAATTAGGATCTATTGGGAAATTATTAGCAGCGCCACTACTTATTGGTGCTGTTTGATTAGGTGCAACTGGATTAGGAAAAGGCTCAGACATTGGTTCATTAATAGTAGGTGCAACTTGTGAAGTACCTCTACTCTTTACTCTAGGTAAGTTAGCTAACCTATCTATTCTATCTAACTCAGCTAAATCCATTCTAGCACGTCTATTACCTTGTCTTGTAGTTACATCAGCAGTTCTATTAGCTTCTTGTGCTGCATTAATATTAGCAGCATGTTCAGCTCTATCAGCACTAGTTGTAGCACGTTCTATGCGTCTATTTAACTTCTCAGCAGCAGACTCATTTTTCTTTTGTTGGATTGCTGCTTTACGTCTAGCACGTTCTTGTGCCAGTCTACCTCCTGTAGGGTCAGTAGTTACATCTGCAGTACCTTGTACAGACGGATGTTGTTTAGTTACTTGTTCGTTTAATGCTGCTTGCTTTTCAGCAGTAGTTTGATTACTATTACTAGGTGTTTGTTTTCCAGTAAATAAATCATCTGCAACTGAATTTATCTCTACCCATTGGTCTTTAATGAAAGCAATATCACGTGGATTACTAAATCCTGAAGCTAATCCATCATTTAATTCCTGTGCCTCTAACAGTTGGTCTACTACACTTTGCTTGGCATTAGCACTATTATCATTATTAGCACCTGGAGTAGTATTAGTTGTAGCATTGGCTTTTGCTGCCTTAGTTGCTGCTTTCTTCTTACCTGATGTAGGAGTATTGCCAGCTAGTAAATCACCTGCAGCCTTTGCTCCTGCTATATTTGCACTAGTTGCTATATTAGCTAAATTACCTGTACTTGGGTCAACTCCATTAAAGAATGGTCTTGCATGTGCAGCTTCTACTTGTTGCTGTGCAATCTCTTGAGCAGTTGGTGGACCAAACATTTCTCCATAATTAGGGAAATATTGTGATAAAATGTTACCATTATCATCATCTAATTCGCCTGGTAATGGTGCATTACGTTCAAAACCTCCTACATAAGCATTAGCTTCCTCTGCTGTACCAGTAGTATATTTACTGTACGGATTTACAGCTGGAGGAACAGGAGGATCAGGAGTTACTGTTGTACCTTTGGGTAACATTCCCTCAATCTTTACAGGTTGTCTAGGAGCAGACGCATTAGCAGCTAACTCCTCAGTAATAGCTTCAGTAAACCCACTATACCCAGCTTCATTATTATATCTTACAACATCATCATACGTAGCTAAATATTGATTGTAAGCTTCTAAATCTTCTGTAGCTAAGTTATCTGGATTAAAGTTAGGATTTTGCTGTACATGATTAAACCACCTATCAAAGTTAGCTCTAGTTTCAGGGTCATCTGTAACTCCTGGATAAATAACACTCCAGTCTAATACACTGTCAGTAGGTATAGTAGGAGTAGTTGGACCCGACCCAGGTGTTCTTAATCCTAATTGTGCTTTTATTCTTTTCTCGTACACGTTTTGTCCTTTAACAGTAAAGTCTCCTCCATTTGCTTTTGCAATTCCTGAGTCTGTAATTCTACCGTCGTCATCGAATCCATAGTACATTACATCATCATTCATACCTTTCATAGTCATATTCATTTCATTTCTGCCTCCTCCTGGAAATATCATAGATTCGTAATTGCTGTCCTTAAGACCAGTACGAGCCATTCTAGAATTCCTTGCAACAGGGGCAGTTCCTCCATCTTGTTTTAAGTCTCTTATGTTAAATCTCATTTTAAATTTTTTTTACAATAGTCAACTTAATACTAAGGCTTATAAGAGTAATCCTATAAGCCTATAATATTATTATAAAGTATTGTTCTTTTAGTATAAATCAAAATCTCCTGTCATAGAATCATAGTTAGACACTCGTCCTTGTACAGTTCTACCTCCTTTCTCAAATTTTACAAATTGACCAGGATTAACACCTTGAATTACAATTTCGTCTTGATATTTAAAGTCAGGAAAACCTCTATCATTTCTACCACCATGCATGAATTGAGCCACCTCATCTTCAGGAGACATCATACTCATATCATCCATTGGTGCTTCGAGTTGTTCTTGTGGTTGACCTTGTTGTTGACCTTGTTGAGGTTCACTACCTAAATCTTGATTAGGGTCAGAATTTTGTTCAATTAATTGTCCTAAGACTTGACCTATCTTACCTGTATGTAAGTTATTTAATGGAGTATTTTTAATTTCCTCCATAGAAATACCTTGTTGAAGTAATTCTTTTTCAAATCCTTCAGAGAAAATATCAGTAGGATTACCTTGTAGCTGTTCAGGACTTAAAGGCTTTAATGCATTAGGTATCATTTCCATTACTTGTTGAGCAACTTGTGCTCCTATATTCATAGAATCATTACCTACAGAATCTACCTCTTGCATATCTTGAGGTGTTGTCTCAGGTAATTGCATTGCTTGCTCTTCTTGTAATGCTGGATTCATTTCTGCTTCCATCATACCACCTTCTTGATAAGAACGTCTTGAGTAAGGACTCATGTCTTCACCTATGTTATTCTCTACATTGTAAGTATGTCTATCCTTGGGAGATAATCTACTAGGGTCTTGATAAGAATTACCACCTAATTGCATAACAATATTATCTTGATATTTGAAATCAGGGAATCCACGGTCATTAATACCACCTCCATATGCCCTATTTCGTCTAGGCATAAATCCACCATTACGTTGAATAGGTACACCATTTTGAGGTGGTGACGGTTGATTTAAATCTGGTTGAGCTGGCATCTCAGCAGGTTGTTGTGAAGCTGCTAATTGAGGTAATTCTAAATTAGCCACAGCTTGCTGGTCATTACCTGCTAAAGTTTCAGCTTCATTAGGATTTTCTTGCATAATAAAATCCATTACAGAACCAAACTCTCTACCTTTTTTCTTTAATAGGTCGTGTAATCCCTTCATAAACCTACCTTCATTTTGTCTCTGTTCCATCATAGACAATTCTTCTTCTAACATTGCTTTAGCTTTAGGGTCGTTTAAATATCTATCTCTAGGATTGTTTTCGGCTTTACTGAAATATTTCATATAAGGTTTCATATCATCTGCCTGTGATTTACCATATTTCTTTCCCGCAGGAAATCCTTTTTCGGTAATCTTAGCAGAAGCTATATATACGGATTCATCAGTCTTCATAGGTATACCCTCAGTACCACCTGCGTTTTTTTGACCATGCCTAGCACCATTAGCTAGAAAGCCTTTAGAAGAGACTTTACTAGCACTAGCACCACCAAACATAGACACATCGCTTGGGTTACCAACAACGACTTCACCACCTTCAATTTCAACATCTACAGCATCACCACCGTCTTCTTTAAAAGTAAGAGGATAGGGACTATTACGTCCCCCCTCTTTTAATACTTTTTTCCGTATCGACCGCCCATTTCGTACATTCTATTTCTATTTGTAGCACGTCCTCCCATTCTATAAGAAGGCATCATACCCATTCCATCATCCATCATTCCACTAGAATAAGGACGAGTCATTCCACCCATTTGCATTCTGTCGTAATCTCTACCATAAGGGTCATTTCCTCTCATGTATTGATTAGTCATTCCGCCCATAGCGTATCTTGAACTCTGAGGCATATTGTTAAGGTCTCTACCTCTTTTATCAATACCTCTGTTATTAAAACGATTAGGAGCATCCATTCGCATGTCCATCATACGTTGTCTTTGCTCTGGAGTCATAAGAGACTCTCTATACTCTTGCGGATTAGGCGATGCTTCGAATCCTCTAGTTAAATCACTATCGTCTTGCATCATCTGTGCTCTTTCAGCCTCAGCTTGCATCATTGCCATTTTCTCTGCTTTTTCTCTAGCCATACGTCTAGATACTCTACCCATGCCTGTTCCGCCACCATCTTGGTACATTGAACGACCACCATAATTTCTCATCATGCCTTTTAAATAAGTTTTATGTTCAGGATTCCACCATGTCTGAGGATGTCCCATTCCATTTTGTTTCATACTGTTCATTTTAGTTAAATTTGAATCATAGTTATTACTATGTCTATAGTTATTTCCATTAGTACGCATTCCATCTGCAGCTACTAACGGATTTAGGGAAGTACCTAAACTTCCAACATTCTCTGCTTTCTGACCTTCAGCTACTTGTTCTTGTTGTTGAGCAGCTTGTTGTCTATTAGCAATAATAGAACTAGCAGCACCTGCAACAGCACCAAGTGGTCCAGCAGTTGCAAAACCTTCCCCAGCACCACTTAAAGTACTACCAAGCATATTTTGCCCACTACTAGCTCCTTTAGTATCATCTTGTATTGCAGAACCTACTATACCTGTAGCAAGTCCAGCAGCTTTTCCAGTAATCTGTCCAGCTCTTTTATAATTAAAAGGTTTACCCTCTGAATCTAATTCAATTTCAGGATCATTATTCATGTAGTCATCTCCTGGTTCACTAACTCCAGTTTCTCCACCAATCTGTCTTCGTTTTCTAGTAGTTTCCATTAATAGATTAATTTCACTAGGACGCATGTTACGAAAACCTTCATAAGATAAATTAGTAATTGCTCCTCGTTTTTTAAGCGAATCGTACAGTCCTCTTCTTCTATCAATTGTACCACCTTGTTGATACTTAAATCTTGTCATGTTAAATGTATTTTATCTTATAGATAAGTTAGTTAAGAACGTCATTATCTCTGTTTTGATTTTATAGTCTGCATCAGTATTATTAAAAAATAATCTAACTGCTACATATTTATCTCTAAATCTAGCCTGCTTATAAATAGACTTTGTACCATCCACACTTAGCGGATTTATAACTCTATCTAAGTAACCTTGTCCTTCTGTATTAAAGGAAGTTTGTAAATTACTCCAGTTAGAAGTAAAGAAAGGAATACTACCATTTGTTACTTCATCCCTAAATCTATTAAATCTCCAGTAATTTTCTGTCCTATCTATTAAAGTTTGTGTTAGAGGTAACGTAATATTTTGATAACTGTTAGGTATTTTAACTATAAGGTTTCTTAAATTAGAACATTGTTTACCATTATACACGTAAAACCTATCAAAAGTAACATCTTCCACTCTATAAGAGTAGTCGGAGTCAGCCTCGTATATATAACTATCTGTTACAAATTGTGTACTATAATAAACCTTTTCTGTAGCAGGTGATTGGTCTAAACTAATATCTATAATGTGGTCATACTTTACACCATAGTAGGTTTGAAAGTTTCTTTCTATATGTTTCCAGACTACTGTATTATTATCAGTTCTATTTATAAAACTGTAGAAGTTAGTATTGTCATGGTACATATAATTTGGTTGATAGCTATGGAAGCTTACCCAAAAATTACCATCTAATGAATAACTCATAGTCCAACTTTTATTCTCAAACCATGCAGTGTCATTCATACCTATTTCTACAAATTCTGAACCATTCCAGTAATGCCATGCGATGTAATCAAATTCATCGAATATTGCATATAGAGTATTAACTACTCCGCTTACTGGTAAAGTACCTAAATAGCCTCCAAATAATATAGTATTATTATCATCATCTGTTGCACGAATTAAATAATCCTTTTTATGTAATACAATTCTATTCATTCTAGCATCATAAACAGCTTGGAATCCTACAGAGTTATCTGTGGAAGTACCACGTACTGTATATTCAATACCAGCAGTTAGCATATAAAATTGATTAATAAATTCTAAAGATAAATTTGAGTGAAACCATTGTTCCATTCCTAGTTTAGATACTTCATTTAATCCTTTACCAAATAAGAATATTCTACCACCAGCTTCATCTACATAGAATGTACCGTATTGCGTCCCTACGACAGTGTATTGACTACCTGAACCTCCATATCCATATTGTACAGAAACAAGTCTCTGCGGTGGAATAGAACCTATTTGTCCTGTTCCTATGAAAATAGTGGCTGCATTACTATCTAATTGTTGAGGTCTAGTCTGTACTGAAAATAATGCTTTCTCAGTATGTACATATAATTGATCTTTTTCTAAGAACATTGCAGTAATAGGACCAGATTCACTAGGAATAGGAAATTTATTATTAGGCAATATTATTTTAAAATTATCAGCAATATCTTGAGCTTGTCCAGGAATTGAGTAGTAGATACTATTCGGTTCTCTTCCACTACAATCATCACAGTAATTATAATTATCTGATACAGGGAAACTAGGAGTCTCATTATTTTGTTTACCAAAGTCTTTATTGTAATCATACTTAAATTCTCTGTAACCAAAGTTTGCTTCACTTACTTCTGTAGTATTAGTTAGCTCCACATCAGACCATAAAGTATCTTTATTGAAAGTTGAGCCACTTCTACCTACATTAAGATGGGTAAACCTATCAAAATATTTAGGAGCATATTCAGATTCTGGTACTGCTGAATGTGCTAAAGAACTATTAATATTATCCGACTCTACAAAACCTTCCATAGATGATGCATTTGATTTCATATTATTAAGGTAATCACCATCACCTGAGATTTTAGACCATGTTTTAACATTTCTTACTTTAGTAATAAAAGTATCTCCACCTTTAATAAGTTCATCATTAAATATAGCAGTACGAGGTATAAAACAAGTGTTCAATCGTAAGTATGTAATATTCTCTAAAAACCCAAACACATCTGTATTATTTTTTATAGACACATAGAAGTTAGATACACTATGTCCTCTTAAGGCATCTTGTGCATCATCTACACTAGATTTTTTATATCCGTAAATAATATCACTTACTTGACTTAATGCAGGATTCATTACCATAGGAAAAGGTAATTTAGTTTGATAGAAACTAGCTACTTGCCCAAATGAATCTGTAGTTAATTGTGTAGGGATTGAAAACTGTGCAGCCCCACCAATTGAATGCCAGGGTACAATTGCTGCTCCCCTAATTTCTCTTTGAAATCCTAAGTATGCTAAATCTGTAGGTATTAATGTAGTGCTAGAACCTGGTGAATTTGAATAAAGATTCTGAGCTACAGCAACATGATTGAAATCACAATGCGTATAGCTGTCGTAATAATTAGTTCTACCTAATAGTAAATCACCTAATTCTAACTCTACTTGTTGCACAACAAATAATTCACGTTCTCCTGAATTTGCAGTTAAGTTAGATGGATGATAACTCATTACAGGACATTCTATTTTAATGAAATCTCCTGACGGTACACTTAAATCAAAGACGGTTGAAGGTGAAACGTACTCCACAAAATTACTTTCTGTCCCATGGAAGTGGTCATTGTCTGATGCAGAAAATCCTATGTCTGGTCTAAAATCTGGATTACTACTGTATCCATAACCATCATAAGTAGGTAATGAACTAGTAAAAGATATGTCTGCTCTAATGCCATCACTAATTGTATAAGAATCTTCACGTATCCTACCTACTGGAGGTACACCTGGAAGTCCTGGTAATAGAGCAAAATCATAAGTAAAGAATCCTGTAAGTAAATTAAATTTTATTTCTGGAAACCATATACGTGCATATCCACCTGCATTAGCTAAAGCAAAAGCCCTAGTATAAAATGTAGGTACATAGTTATTTCTCCACATGTATCCTTTATCTATAATGGTCTTATTTTCAGGAGTTCGTTTACCATACACAATATAATGCCCACGTATGCTATTTCTTAATTTTGTAGGCATATTAGCATACACCTCAGTCATATCGACTATTAGACCTATCTTATTTAAAGCTATTCGCCTAAATACATTTGGATCTACAGTAGAAGGTATATTGTTAGTTGTTACCCAATCTCTTGTAGTTAATCCCATTTGATTTTCTTGATAGCCATAAACACCTGCATCTCCTCCACAATCAGGTATTCTATGATGTCTTATTGGTTGTCCTACTAAATTAGCTCCACCAATACTAGTAGCATCAAATACTGGTACTCCACTACAATCTTTATTAGTAGTGTATATATTATTAGAATGTTCATAATATCCCATATAACCTTCTATAGTAGTATCCGTATTAGTACCCGTGGTTACAAAAGTATTATGTACTTTCCATCTAGGTATTGCTGTACAATCTAGAAAATCAAAACTACTTTCATTTAGGAATAAACCAACATTTCCACCAGCAACATATACATCAACTCTACTACCTCCTGTTATTTCATGGTAAGAAACACCAACAGTATTACCTGATGTAGACACTCCATCTGAATCATAATAGAATATCTGTAAACACATAATGTTTTTAGAAACATCGTTATATGAAAAACCTAATGTATTATCAGCAGTAGTTAAGAATTTGAAGGTTGTATCTACAAAATAAGAATCTCCTCCTCCTAGTATAGTAATACGAACGAGTGCTCTATCATTTGTGTCCAGAGCAAGTGTAAATTCACCTGTACTACCTGTAAGTAAACTAACTGTGAATGTAGTACTAAATTTAGCAGAAGTTTCATTTACTTCAGTACACGCTAATGTATCTAATAAATGAGTTACATTACTATAACCTACTCTAGTATCTTCATCTCCACTTTGTATTTCTGCATCAGGAGTAATTGTTAACGGTCGGTCATCCCATCTATTTACTAATGGTAAGTTACCTCGTGAGATGTGTATATTCCTGCTATTCAAGTTAGCAATAGGAGTTAAGTCATTACCATCGAAGTCTTCATTTAAAGGTCTACCAGGCGTATGTACTGCTGGCAATTCTGTACCATTATTAAGAACAAACACTGTACCTAGAGATATAATCTCATCTCTCATATGTGTTTTACCATCAAAAATTATAACACTATTTCTATCTGCAAATTCTTGACCTACATTAGGAGATTTACTATTAACAACATAGTCTTTATACATTCTCCATTTAGTCTTAGCTCTCAAGTTAGTTCTTTGTAGTACTGCTAAGTCTTCATTTAAATTAGCTACATTTCCTAATAATAATCTATTATCAATAATTTCGTGTGCTCTTACACCAGTAAATGGTATTATTGGCACAGTTACTTCAGATAAACTAGATATAGTATGACTAGTACTATCAAATCCTAAATAAGTATACTCGGCAGTACCAATGTTATTATCTACAACAATAGGTATACTATCCAATATAAATACTTCGTCAATATTGCTTGTACCTTGTATAGCAGATAATACAGCTAGTTGTACAAATCTAAATGTAGGATCTAAATCAGTTAAATTCAATTTAATACTTTTGTTAGTAATAGTATCTATTGATTCTCCATCCGCAATATTACTGTTTGTAGATTCTGTGTATACAAATATAGGGTAACTAGCAGGAGACCAGTTAGTCCCATTACGTTGACTATCTAAGTACCTCATTACGAATTGATGGCTACCACTAGGTATAGAACCTCCAGCATCTCTTACTACTTCTAACTTTAAACATCCAGGATTAAAAGATAAGAAGTGATTAAATTTATCACAATTCCAAGCTGTTAAATAGTTAGTACCTAGATTGGCAGTATCTATTGTAAATAATGGATTTCCATTACTATCCAATGCTAAGTAACTATCTAAGTTATCTAAGTTAAGCGCTTTGTACGAAGTTATACCATCAGTGAAATAAACTATTCGCTCACATCCTCCTACAATTCTAGCTCTAGTAGTTAATTGTCTATGGCTTTTAAATCCAATACAATTAGTTTTAACGGATACTGCAAAATCACAATTCATAGGGTCATGAATACCTATAATAGAATCTGTATCATTTGTAAAAAATAGTACAAACTTATTATCAGGTAGTATTTGTGCTCCGATTAACGTATAGTTATCTTCACTGTAATTGATACATATTTCATTACCTACTTCATTAGTTATAGATGAAGCATCTCCATCCCAAGAACCAAATAAAGCATTTAATGCAAAATTCCATGTACCTTTAGGTTGTTGCTTAGGACTCGCTTGTGTGAACATTCCTTTTACTAAAGGAGTCGATTCTTTTTTCATATTTATTTATCTATTTAATATCTGCTTCCTGTATGTGGTCTAGGATAATTATAATTTTGGAATGAATTATATCGTGTTGGATTATTAAAGTGCATAGTTTCAGTGTTATTCAATGCACCCATTGCAGTAGCAAATGGTGAATCTTCTTTTATAAATTTATTCATGTTACGAATATTTTGACTTTGTATTAAGTCAGGCATCATTAATGCCGCACTAGCTTTAGGTCCCAATAATTCAAATTCATGTGAAAATTGTTGATACTTTTGTTGAGCACCTGACACATTCCCTGTATTATATTTCCATTTCCAATACTTTTTAAGTACAGCAGCTTCAAGTGCATCACTTACATACTCATAGTCGGCATATAAGAACTCACCTTCATCATTAGTAGGAATGCCTGTATATGCCATACATAACTGTCCTCGTTCAAATGTTGTAACCACACATCCATTTTGTATACTAAATGCAGGTTCACAATTTCTATAAACTTGACTAGGCGCACCTAATAATACACTATTATGGAATACATTAGAAGCTAATCTTAACGGTTTCCAATCTGTACTGGAACTAAAATCACTAGGATAGTATAACTGATCTTCTGTTAAATTTTTATCTAGTTTTCCTTTAATTACACCTATATCACTACCACTATTAATCTTTACATTAGTTCTAGTTATCTCGGTAGTAACCGTAGTCTTAGTTATAGTATCTGTAGTCTTACCTGTACTAAGATCCTTAGAAGTCTCAAATTCTACGTTCTGGTTACTAAAAGGATTAGTTCTAGGTCTATTACCCATATCAGAATCAAACTCCCTGTAAAGTACCATTTCTAGACGATAAAGACCATCAGGTAGAGGCGCTTTATTATTGAATACTTCTTTGTAGTCTATACCCACTTCATATATCTCTCTTGGTGCAATAGATTCATAAGCTTGGTATGCCCATTCTTCTAACTTATCTACACTCATAGAGTCTTTAGGTAAGTACTCTATAACTCTAGCAGCTATTGCCTTTAATGGGGCAGTTCTTACATTTTTTAAATAGTTACTCATTATTTATTTTTTAAATAAGGATTAAATATACTATACATCCTAAATCCTTTTTCTTTAAAGAATGGTATCAATGATACTTTAGGATTATTTTTATTATAACTATTAGGTCTAATATTAGGTCTAGTCATTTTAAAATAGAATTTCATCTTATTCCTAAAATTAGCTTTCTTTCTAGACCAATAGACCTTTGGTACAAAACCTCTAGTTACTCTATTAGTATGATATACTGTTTTTTTATTATCAGGATTATCTTTATTGTGTTTACCATAAGTTATCTTAGTTTGATTATAATCTATTTGCTTATTTTTTTGCAAATATTTAACTATTCTAAGCATACCTAATCTATTTGGTAAGTCAATTCCTTGTCCTGTAGTAATTAATTCGTAAGACAGTTCTTCTCCTATACTTTTAATTACTTTATTATATTCTTTTTTGGTTAAGTAAAGTTTATGTTCCCTACTATACTTATCTCTATAACTCGAATAAGATTCTAAAACGCTAATTCTTCTTTCTTCCATGTATTAAAAGGTTTGATTAGGTGGAGTACTTCCTGCATTATTACTTCTATCTTCAGGCATTTGGTCGGTACGCAGTAGTAGTTTAAATACCTCCTCTCTAATTAGCATCCTCTCTGATACTCTAGTACCAAATGATGCATCAATTACTCCAGTACAATTATTTGCAGAACAAGCACTAGCCATTTCAGCAGCTACAGGGTCTAAGAATATCCCCTTTATTTTAATTGCTCGTAGTCTTTGTTGTGGTATATTAAATACACCAAACTTATTCTTCATCCTAATGTAGTAATAGTTATTCTTACCTGTCTTTCTAAACTTCCTTAATCTATGTTTTGCTTCAGTAACAGGAGCAATTTCTCTACCATCAATAGTAGATACTCTAATTATTTCCGTATTACCATCAAACATACCACCAGGAATATCTTTACATGTCTTCAATATCTCACATCCTGCAGGAATATCTAAACAATCATCACACTCATGGTAACTATCTGTACATAATGTAAGACAGATAGTTTGATAAATATCATCAGGAAATTCTTTATTCTTCTCTAGTCTACGTTCCATTATTAAGCCTCTAGCTTCTAATAGTGCCATGTAGATTTGCTCATCAGTAAAGTTAGAATCATCACTTACTTCACGTAAATTCTGTCTAACGAAATCAATATGACTTCTTACTAAATCGTATTTACTCATTCGTATAGTTTTATATTATAAAGAAAGGTATTAAGGTTCTTTACCCTAATACCTTTTGTTTTACTTCAATATACAATAAAGCTAAGTAGCTTGTATATTATTTTTCATTTTTAGAATCACTGTTTTTTGTAGTATTACAATGTTTTGATTTTTCTATTTTAGTTATAATTTTATTTTCTAATATCTTAGTTATAATATCCAAGAAAGTAAATAGTCTTGGTTTATTACCAAATCGCCTTTCTAAATTCTCACCAATTGAATGCCATTCCCAAAGGAATATTAACGAGAATATCAGAATTCTGATATTAGAAATTAACCATGTACTTAATGTGTATCCGTTGTCTTCTAATTGTCCCTGTAGTAGGGCTGCAAAGCAAAGAAACATAAAGTATGATATAAACTTGTGTACACTTCTTAATCCTTTAGCAGAGGTCAATTTAGAGCCTTCATACTTAGATGCAATAATGCCTGTTATAAAATCGAATAGAAGTAGTAACGATAAGAAAGTCAATATACCCATACTAAAGCCTAAAAACTTAATATTCATCATATCTGACATACTATTTATAAAAGGAGCAAGTGTAAACCCAAATAGTAATATTGCTTTGTTACCAAATACATGGTTTACTACATCACTAAAATATAGTATAGTTAATTTCATTTTCTAATAGCATCTTTTATTAAGAATATAAATGAAAAGATAAGTCCTAATCCTGCTAAGACTGCATCGAATATAAAAAAGTTACCTCCTAAGTCGAATATTAAATGTAAAATGTTTAATACATTCAATAAAATTAATGTTCCTATACTTACTTTTGAGTATACACAGAAATTGTGATGCAAAGCGTAGAATAAGAAAAATAGGCTAGTAATAAGTGAACCTCCAACTGTTAATCCAAATAGGTTATGAATACTTCTATATGTAGTTGCACCATAGAAATATACTAAACCAGAAGAGATTAAAGAAAAAAGCAACATGATAAAAGGAGTAGCCATTACGCATGTAGCAGCTAATTTTTTATACTTGCTTGTACTTGAAACTGTTCCATCAGGTTTAGCAAGCCTTGATGATTTAGGTTTCGAAGGTTTTGTTGGTACTGGTTTAAGTGTACCTGTTGCTGGTATTGACATATTTTATTCAATTTATGATAATTTAATAGATCTTTCTTCTAAGTCACCTCCTAGAGATGTAAAGGTAGTAGTTGTTGTTGTTAAGTTAAATGAAACTGTTGCTCCAATTACTGCATTTGCAGCTATATAAATAGGAGTTGTTCCAATAGGTGCGTTACCTTGATTAGCTATAATTAATATGTCTGATATAGGAATAGTTGTTGCACCTGCAACTCCCGATGCAAAGTTTACAGAAATATGTAATTTAGTATATCCTAGTTCTACATATTCTAATAACGTATTTCCTAGTATACTAGCACTACTGTCTCCATCAGCAATAGTATCTGAACTATCATCTTGAGCACCTACTATCATTGGTAATAATAATTCTTTAAAATAAAGATTTCTTACAAATGTATGTATTGCTACTGGATTTGCATATTTTAATATTGAATCTTTTTTTCCAGAAGGTAATGTCCTTCCTGATACAAATAATTTTAATCTTGCCATTAGTTAATTGTTTATTGTTTATGTTTATTTTTTAGTATACCTATGGTACATCATTTACAATATCTGCACTTGTCATGTTAACCATTGTAAAATCAATACTACCAACACTATCTAATAAAGTAGGATAAGTGTCATCATCGCCCATTCTCCACCAATTATCAGGAGAGCTTAGAAGTGTAGTTAAATTAAATGGTATACCTGAATTGTATATACTTGAAACATTAGTAGTTTCATCAGATGCCCATAAAGCAACTTCATCAACTAAACAGTTGTTACGTAAATAATCACTTGATGTTCCATTCCTTCCTAATCTAAAATACTCGTCTTTGATACTTCCAGCCCATCCATCGTTATTATGATCTGTATTCAGACTTTGACTAACTCCATTAATAAATATGTCAAATCTACTATAATAATCATTTAAATCATTCTGATCTTGACCTGTAGTTCCTCCATCATAAGTAACTATGATTTGATTCCAAACTCCTTGTACTATTCCATTATTAGGTGTTTCAAATTCTAAATAGTTATTATTAGTACCATATCTCAGTCTTATATGTTTATCACCCCCACTACCATCATACCATAATTGTACACGACCTTCATTGCTTTGATCAGATCCACCGAACATTAGTATAGTTTGTTCACTATTACCAGAGGTTCCAGCTTTAAACCATAAAGCTATAGTCCAAGCATCTGATACACCTGTACCATTTGAAGGTCTGTAAAGTGGATTTGATGTATTAGCAGTAGCATCACAGTAGTCGTTATTATTAAATTTAACTGACTTTGTATTTGCAAAAGGTGGATTACTTACTGTTAATGTAAGTGTTTCTGAATCTTGACCATTATAGTTAATTGCAATCATAGTTATGATATAAGTCCCTGCTATTAATGAAGCACCTCCAATTAGTTTTCTAACATTACCTTCTACAGTAGTTACGCCTGATGGTAAATTAACCCATTCATAACCTACTCCATGAGTAGCTACTAGTTCATAGTTTAAAATTCCTCCTTGTACTAAATTAACAGTGGTAATACTAGTGATTACAGGTAATTCTGTAGTACCTGTACCAGAACTTTGGAAAATACTATTTAATTCGTTAACTACTTCAACATCATTAACCCCATAAGGATTATTATTTTCATCCACAAATTCTGAGTACAGAACATTAGATACTAAGCTAATTCCTTTAGATAAGTCTATTACATCAATATTAGGAAATAGATTTATAGCTTGTAACGAGTTTAGAAATTGAACTCCATTACTATCTTCTATATAGATAGCATTAGCATTGGAATCTTTATATATTTTTATCATATTTTAATTATCTTTTAATTACTTGAACTACACTTCCAAAATTAGTAACAGTACCATTAGTGGATAATCTTAACTGTAGTATTCCTGAATTAGCTTGAGTATTAACATCTCCTAAGTATATATAATCTACACCTAATGTAAATCTATATGCTATACCACTTCCTGAATCTAATCTATCTACTCTTTTCATTAATTCATATGACCCTATACCTGTACCTAACGAGTATCTTAATTCAAGTAATGCATTGTTTGTATTTGGAGTTACTTCGTAATCATTTCGTATTACTACTGCATCACCTACCTTTAATTCTGTAAAATCAAAATAGCCTGTAGATACATCTATCAACTCAGTTACTCCATCTGGAGGAAACAATTTATTAGTCTCTGTTCCAAGTCCATTATTAGTAAGTTCTGTCCATACATCAGTAGTTAAGCTAATAGCTGCCAATGTATTATGGTAATTAATAAATCCTGACTTATCTTTTTGCCTGTCTAACCCCATTTTTATTAGGGGATTATATTTTAAGCTCATTATTTTATTTTTTTGTTGTTATGAAATTATAATTAGCCCATCAAATTCCGTACCTATTGAACTAGTTAGAGTGATGTCACCATTTGTAGCTACAACAATAGATTCTAATGTCTGAAATACGCCAGGAGTTAATGCTGTTTTAGGAGATCCAACTGCTCCTGAATATACAGAAATTTGCAAGTTGCTACCCATACCATGGGTTGATGCAAGTATAGTAATTTCTTCTGAGACAAAATCAGTACTTAAAAATGTTTCTGAATATTTCTTATTTACATATTCAACTTCTCCTGTTGAAGAACGTACCAATGAAAGTAATTGACCATTAATAGCAGTAGTAGCTGTTACATTAGCTGTTACGATTTCAACACCACTTGGTGATGTTAGTGTAGGTACTATATTAATTGAGCTGTTACTACTTGAATTACCTAACACAATAGCACCTGATCCAGTTACACTGAAATTAGTACACTCAAAATCTATATCATTAGTTACTCCAATACCAAATCCGCTGATTGCTTCTATCACTCCTATATACAGGTTTCTAGTCTGTCCAGCTACACCATCTATGGTAGTATTTTCTTGAGTTAATATTCCACCTAGTGTTACTGCATTTGCAGCTTCAGTTAATCCATTGGAAAATGTATATGTAGTACCAGTAGTAAGTATTCTTGAATCTATATACTTTCTCAAGTTAAAGCTATTGTCAAATTTAATTACACTTTTACCTCCAGACACACGTGTTTTATTATCAAAAAATATATTTGTCATTATTATTATTTTATTATGTTGTTATTATATTTAATATATTATCGTTAATATCGTAAGTTAAAGTTTGTGTAATATATGTTAACGTAGCATTTCTAAATCTTATAGTTTCTATATTACTAGTATTACCACTTGGATTACCTGCTACAATACCTGTGTAATAAGTAAATAACTTTTCATTTCCTTTAAGAAATTCCCAATTAGCATACTGTTCAAGTAGAAAAGATCTTCTTAATTGTTCTACAGTTTTATCTGTACTAGAAGCAACAGACTCGTCAACTACAGTAGGAATAAATACAGCAGCTTTCCATGTTCTAAGAGTAATAACACCATCATGTATAATTATACTGTCTACAATTTCAGTAGGTAAAGTATGAGTTCCAGGAATTAATTTAAAATTATTTGCACTTAATACCATCATTTTTAAAGCAGATATATGGTTATTCCATAAAGTTGCTAATTCAGTCATATTATTTACAATAATAGGAATTATAGATTGAGTATCTATTACAGTAAGCGCCATAACTCCTAACTGTGTTACATTAAAAGGAAAAATAGGTGTAATACCTGATTCTATATCTGCAAATTTAACTACAGCAGCTTCTTGATTACTAAGGAAGTTAGTTGTAGCACGAGCCTCATCAATTTGAGTTAACTGATTAGTTTTAGTACTTACTTTATTATCAATATCAGTTAATATGGTGCTTAATTTCTGTTCAGTAGCTTTATTTGAATCTCTTATAAATAGACCAATTAAAGTATATGGCAAGTCTAACACATCTAAGTATGTAGTAGAGGTAAGTAAGTTATTCTCATACCTATCAACTCTAGTAATTAAATCTGTCAATGCGTAATTTAAAGGTGTAGTACCAAGAGTAGTTACTCTATAATTTGCAGGAAACCCACTAATAATGTTATTAAATTGTATATGTATACGTAAAGAATCATAAGTTAATCCTGTAGTATCAAAACTTAATTGTATAATTTGAGTATTAACACCTCCACCAAAGGGAGTACTTATAACCGAAGTTAAAAAAGAAGGCACACCTGCTGTTACACTGCTTAATGTAAATACACTTCCATTAGTTCCAGGAGTAGGCGCTATACTTTCATATACTAAAAATATATTAACAATTCCTGTTGTAGGATACCCAGACACTATAGGAATTAATATAGCATAGTTTTGGTTACTTTCTAAGTAACTAAAACTACTACTAGTTATAGTAGTTATAACTGGAGCTGTTCCTCCACCAATTCCTAATGAATCTGAAGTAATAGTACCAAGTATTAATGTTGTTAGTATATCAGTATCAATACCTAGTGATTCTATTAATTCAAAATCAACTTTATCAATTATCTCCTGTAATTTTATAATACTTACATCTTGTTTAGCTTCTGTTGAGAAGCCAACTATAGCACTTCCGCCAGTAGTTATTAAAGTAGTTCTAATTCTCCTTAATTCATGTACTACTGTCTTAAAGTTTACTGAATTAGGATAAGTAGCAGCTCCAGGATTTGTTGTTCTTATAGCCATTATTTATTATTTATTTTTTAGTTTTTAGTCATTAAAACTCCTGCTGCTGTTTTATATAATTGACCTGTAGTCAAGCCACCTACACCTGCTGCAGTATCATCTGCATACACTGGTAGAGCCGCTGCATATATTGGTAGATAAGCATCTGTACGTATTGGAAAGTCAATATCTAAATATCTCTTAACGAACGTATGAATTTCAATTCCATTATCTACTTGTCCAATAACAGGTTTTCCTTTTGTTACTGTTAATTTTCCGCTTAATGTTAATTTTGGTAAAGCCATTATTTAATTTTTTTATTTACATGTAGCGCAATTTCTACAATTTCTGTTTTTACGTCTACTTAATGCCATTATATAAGCATCTATTTTTTGAATTAAATCGACTGGAATTAAATCATTACAGTCGTTTGTTGTTTCTAGTGATTCTTGTACTGCTATGTATTGTTGTAACTTTCTTATTTCTAATCGAAGTTCAGCAAGTTCACAATCTAATCCCCACATTATTTTGGCGGAGAATAAAATGCTGTACTCTACTAGTTTACATTTTAGTTCTTCCATAATTTAATATTTATTTTGACTAACACACCCACATCTGTTTTCACCTGATATAACATTGTTTTGAAAAATAGCACAATCACATTCATCTAGTAAGGTCTCTAAGTAAGCATATAAGTCACATAGATTAGTACAGGGAATATTAAGACAACTATTAAATTGTATTAATGCATCGTATAATACTTGTACCATAGGGTCACAACCATGAGCTAATGCGCTGATTACTAAACAACGAGTCTCACAATCTACAAAAGTACAGCCAGTAATAAACGAATTACTAATGTCACTATTACTTAATGTAACTTGATAGACACCATCAAAGAATTTATCCGAACTATAAATAGATGAACTAATGTTAATAACTGTATTATTGACATTTTCAACTACAGTAATTCCATCAGGAAAAGGAGGAAATCCTAAACTAGTAGTAACAACTACTACATCTAATACATTACCTAGTCCTACATTAGGACTTATAGTATAATTAATAGTGTAAACATCACCGTTAATTGTAGTAATTAATATTGTTTTGTTCTCTACTATAACGGGGAAACCAGAACCTAAAGGATTCTCAATCAAAAACATCACATTTATAGTTAATGTATTTGGACTATTAGAAGTATATAATGTAGAACCACTATTATAATCAGATGTATATTGAATACTCTGTACTAATGTGGCATCTATTCCTGTTATAAGAATATCTATAGTAGCAGTATTATAATTGTTACCGTTGATATTAACTATCTCAGGTAAAGATTGTTCTGTACCATTAATACCATCCGCAACTAAATTATATCTAGGTGCTAATTCAAAGTTCATTGTATTATTACAACAATTCTGTTCGATTTCTAAACCTATAAATTCAGTAGTTGGTTCAGGAGCTACTCTACCTGTTAATTGCTCTATGTAATCTTTAGATTCCGAGCTAACAGTTAGTACAGTACAATCACTATTAGTTGTTACAATAACATCCTTTGGATTTTCTATAACTGGAGTAAGTGTAACCTCAGTATAAAGCTCATCAATAGCAATAGAATTAACTGTATCAGTTATACTCAATCTAGAAGTAATTATATCAGTAGTAGCAAATTGATTCTCGAATATAGATAAATCTGTATTAGTATCATCATAAGATGTATTATTTGTATAATCTATTTGGTATGTATTAAAGAATACTGTACCGCTATATAAGGCTGCTCCTACTATCGTAGTTTGATTATTATCAGGTAGATAAGTAACTAAGCCATTTGGTAATACATAAGCCGTTACACCTAAAAATATAACGTTGGTATTTACACCATCGTTTATTATTAGTATAGATGTTTTAGCTGTTCTATTTAATGAATCAGTTGTAGTTAACTCTACTCTAGCTCTATAAGTTGCTACAGTAGTAAATCCAATAGTAAACTCTTGTGTGTCAGAAGCTCCTCCTATTACAGCTACACTAGAACCTGATAGTATAGTGTGAGTCCATGTCCAGCCAGTTACTGTAATTCCTTCTGATACGTCCGAAGACTCTATAAAAGAAAAGTTAGTAATAACAGGTACTATACCCGTAGAATCAGTACTACCAGTAAAAATAATTTTTGGTATAAGCATATTGATTTAATATTAAAAAGCGGTGATGATTTTACACCACCAACCGCTTTTTATTAATTTATATATTATTTTACTTTTAACTAATCTTACAGTGCAAGGTTAGTATGAGGATATGTAGTACTATTCATCCAGTTGTTAATAGTAGTTTGAGCATACGCTTTTTGAGCATTTGCTACACCAGTAAATAACGCAAAACCAGTTGTAGTAAAGTTAGCAATTGGAATTACTGTACGTTGTGGAGAAATAGAAGGTAATCCACTAGACGCTGTTCTTTGTTCGCATGAGTCAATGAAGTAAACATCATAGATTGCTCCAGGTGTTAATTCTGTACCATACTCTACAAAGTATTGTTGCCATGGTTTATTACCGATATAAGCACGGTGTCCTGCAGTATCTCTGTAGTATTGTAGAATCTCATCGTAGTATCCTGAACCTTCGTTAGGAGTAACAATATGGTCTGTGAAAGTTGAAGAACTGAATCCAGCCTCTAAACCAACTTGTATACGACTTTTGTTTTGATAAGCTTCTTCATAAGTAGCTTCTGTCGGATCTAATGCTATAAATAGTAATCTATCTACAGTAGAAGTTGCCACACCTGCTACACGTCCACCCGCAATTAAACGAGTAGCTACTCCTGTATTAGCAGTTGTAGCTAATGCATAAGGTATGATTTGTGAAGTACTAGGAATGTTACCAAATGAAACATCTATAATCTTAGTGAATGTTTCTTTCAAGTCAGCATCAATTACAAGACGAATTGGTTGACCTACATCAGAAAAACCAATTATGATGCTATCTCCTGGATTTAAAGCAGCAGCAGTAGCCAAAGTAATTACATTTGTATTTGTTAAACTAGCTGTTGCAGCAGAATCAATACAAATTACTACACTTTCCATTTGTCCTTGCTGGTTATAATCAGCAGCTAAGTTATGTAGTAAATGATCTCTTTGTTGTGCATCAATAGTATATTGTGTAGATAATGTATAATCAGGTGTTGTAAAACGTCCTTGTTTATAAGGAGTATTATTACCATTATATAAATCTACTTTCCAACCACGAAGTCCTGAATTCATAATGTATTCAGTTTCATCGTTGATTGGTACAATCCCAGGACCTGAACCTTCACCAATCATCCATGAACTATTACGTTTCACTTCAGCAGCTCTACCCGTAGATCTAAGGAAACAGTTTGCAAAAATATCAGGTGACTCTTCAAAAACTCTAGGAGTTAATGGAGTTCTGATATTTGAATCATCTCTACGTTGAATGAATTTAATGAAATCTTGTGTACTTGAAGATACAGCTGCAGGGTCAAGCGCTGTTGGGTTCCCTGAATTTACTGTACCAGTATAAACTCCAAATCCACCAACAACTAAGTTGATTGCATCTGTAGTTAAGTCATACAGTCTATCTCCAGCTGTAGGTGTAGCTGTATTAGGGCGAGGAATAATAAAATTCTCTACTCTTGTTTTTATAGCCATTTTTTTATTTTGTTAAATTTTTTCTAAAAAGTGTTGAAAAAACTATTTGTCATTATTGACTACGGCTTGAGATGATTGAAATCCGAATTGGTCTTGTATGTCTTTAGCAGCATACATGACAGCGTATTCTAAAATTTCATCATGGAAGTCGCTATGAATGTCACAATGAACAATTGAAGAAAAAGAAGGTGCTTGGGTAATTTTATCATCTATGTGGATGTAAGTACCCAAGCACACTCTATCTGGTATCTTAATGTAACTTAAGTGTACTGCAGTTACATTAAATTGTTGTTCTCCTTTAAAATTAGTTGTATCGAAATAGATACTAAATAAATCTTGATTTACGTTAGTAGTTAGTGTACTTTTTCCAAAAGTTGCATGAACTCTTCTCCATTCGAAGTTAGGTTCATTAAACGTATTTTTTCTATCGTCTACTTGCCAACTCTTATAATCTATGGTTTCAATACATTCATCCTTTTTTATAGTAGTTCTAGCAGATGTAAGAAATAGATATGGAAATGCTAAGTCTTTTAATCTAACTTCATATATACCATTACCTGAGTTCATAGGAACTAAAGCTGGTTGTACAGGATATTTTACATGTAAACTCATTAAATTACTGATTCTTTCCTGATTGGTCTCAAATCCTGTTTTCTTAGGATTATCTGTACCATAACGAGCTTTTACAAACTTCTTGATAGCCCTATTTATATAAGCATCTATCTCGTTGTCATAAAAATCAGGTCTATCTTGCGAAGCTACACGGTCAATTCTTAATTCAAATTCAAAGTGCATTTCATCTATCAGCATAATAGTTTATTTTAGTTTATCTAGAATCTAGTTTTTTCACGGTATTGACCTCTTAGTTGTTCTACTTCCTCTTGGTATGCAGGTTCAACTAAAAATTGGCGAACAAATTGGTCTTTTGATTTCCATTCCCATGCTTCTTTCTTTCCACCATCGCCTGCTGGTTGTGACCAGTAAACTTTGTTATTACGTGAAGTTAAGATACCTGGGATAGATATTAAATCAAACAATTCAACATATCCTTCAAATATTTCTCTTGAAACAGGATCTTTCCACAATTCATATACACTCATAAATTGCTCATAATTATCATCGCTAGCTTCTACATAGTTATTAATAGTAGCATAAGCATCTGATGGAGCAGCAGATAGTGCATGTAAGTCAATTGCTTTACAGAAGTCTATAATAGTTCTATCATTAAGAGACATAACCTCTTCAATTCTAGCACCAAATTTATTCTTCTTACGGATGTCAGAAGCTTCTCTTGTTGAACGTTCTTGCTCATCTACAATGTAGTGAGTAGCATCAGGATTGTACGATAACTCATCAAATGAATTAGCAACCATTTTATGTGACTTTAGCATGTAGTAGTTAGCTTCATGTATAGGATTATTTAAGTCAAAATAAGTAACCCCGTCATTTAATGATACTCTTGATTCAGAACGTTGGTAGAAAGGAGCTTCACTAACTGCCTTAGAGGCAATAGTATCAGACACTTGTCCTGTATAGAAACCTCGTTCTTTACCGTGTTTATATTCTAGTAGTTCTTGTCTACGTATTTTTTTATTTTTAAGTACTGCTTCCCATCCTGATCTGTGGATTTCTAACTCTCTGTACGGATTGTCTACAATTTCATCTAAACCTGTTACTAAACCATTACGTCCTAAAGGCGCACAATATTCAACTATTGTTCCTGGCAAACGTGATAAGTTTCTAGGTTCTTTCTGTTTTGTATGGTATTTCTTTTTACCATTAGACAAGGTACTGAATTTAGGTTTACCACCAGCTACGTTAAGTACTTCCATTCTTACTTTAACTGAGCATTTTTTATTTGGATTAGGTTCCACCTTAATTACATTAGGGCTTGTACTTGCATTAATTATCTTTGGCATATTTCTTATTATTTATATTTTCCGAGTTAATAATTTAAAATGGTGGGATGATTACCTTTGGAGTATTTCATCCCACCTAATATTATTAGTACAACATCTTAATTAGTTAGTTATTAGTCAATGTTCAAGAATATAGCACCACATCTAGAAACATCGGCGATCATAAGACCTGCAGATTTCTCTTTGATTAGTTTATATCCTGATATTCCCCCTGCAAGTCCGTATCCACCATCAGTAATAGGTAGTCCTGATTTAGGATCCCATTTACCTCTATGTGAAATTTCGTAATCACAGTATTGTTCTTTAACCATACAAATGTTAGGGTCACTCATTCCAGTAGCTTGTTGCTTAGTAGTTCCAAAATCTAGAATATCTGCTCTCCATGAATCAATCGTATAGTTAGTGAAAACTGGATGCATTTTAGGCTGGAAGAAACGATTATCGTATGATGGGTTAATCATTACTGATACATCCACGATGAATCCTTTATAACTAGCGAAATATGCACCGTAATCCATATGATGATAGTCACTTCCTGAACGAATGAAATGTGTATCCAATGTTAAGAAAGTAGACGAATCCGCTTTTACCATTGCATCAAACATTTCTGCAAATTTGATACCACAAGATAATACAATTTTTGCATCACCTCTATTTCTTTTATCTTTTAGAATAGCTGTAAACCAGTCATTCAATTGAGATAATGTCATGTTACCATTATGTTGTAGTACGTTAGCTGACTCTAATTGCTCACGTAATCCTGAACCAGTAGTAATAGTAAATCCTTCACGAGACTCAATATGAGAAGAACGACGACCTAATACTAAAGCATCTTCTACATCAGAATAAATTCTGTTATGCATTTCTGCCTCAGCCATAGACATAAAGTTAGTCCATCTTACAGGATTACCTTGCTCATCTTGACTCATAAATGGAATACGTAATTGATTAACGTATTGTCCTAAGTTTTCATCACCATATTTTCCTTCATCTGCAACATTCTTAGCTTTACGAGCAGCTCTATCAGACAATTCAAATTTAACAGCGAATTGACCTAATTGACCTTCTGACTCAAAGATAGTAGCAAATTGGAAACCACCGAAGTCTTGGTTAGACTCGTTTGCAACCATACTAGAAACTTTACAGAACTCCATGTTTTCGTCAAGTAATTCTGGTGGGAAGAATTCAGCAGGATTATCAGTTACCAATTTTACACGGTAACGGTATCCGTTTGCACCTTCAATAGCAGGCTCTTCATCCATAACATATAGACGGTATCTGTTATCTTCTCCTTGAATAACATCAGGTAGTTGGAACCATGGTTTATCTACTACGATTTCAAATGATTGTAAATTCAATCCTGGTCTAGGGTCGGTATTTACTTTCTTAACTACTCTTAATTTTTGGTACATATCACCTGATAATCTCCAACGGTAAATATGATTTGTTAGTAACTTCATGTTACCTTTAGCTTCAGTCATCCCTACAAGAGGTTTATCATGATAGATGTCTGTTGCCGAGAATATTCTCGCATAACCCATATTGATATTATGGGGTTGGTCGATACCGAAAGCTGCATGCAAATGTTGAGATTGCACTTCACCATATACTCCTAATCCTTGAGTAATACGAGTTGGCTTACGTCCGAATGATACTTGAGAATTTTTAAAATTAGTACCTTGTCCGTTCATTATTTAATTTGTTTGTATTTTTTTGTAATATTTTTGGTTGTATTAAAACCAACCTTTCTTAACATCAACTACTCTAGGTTTCTTAGTTGTATTTGGATTGACAACATTATTTCTATTTCTAGTACCCTTAGAGTTGTTACTCTTGCTTTCTAATCTCTGTACTATCTTAGATAATGTATTCTGTGAAAGTTGTTCAGGTTGTTCTGAACCTCCTACAAAATTACCTAAGTCCAAATCAAATTTAGATGTAAAATCTAAGAATTGTTGAAATAGTTCAGGATTATTTAATATAATTTCTTGTTTATATTGCCATAGTGGAACATATGAACCATCTTCTAATTGAATAGGAACAGCTTCATCTACTATAGCTACTTTCTTAGCTGGTGACCAATCACGGCTATCTAGTAAATTACGAAATTCATTATCCCATAGTTCTTGTTCTATTGAATCTTGCTCTGCTAGATATTGCTCTTCTTGCATTAACTGCATTACTCTAGCTTCTTCTACATCGGCTTCTTTATTAGCTCGTTCTACAAAGAACCTTTTAGCTAACTCAGCTTCTTCTTTTAACTTTAGATCCTCAGATAGTTTTTTAATCTCAGTAGGTATATTAGATATAATCTTTCTATCTCTACTATCTGCTTGATTTAAACCATCACTATAGTATAGTCGTACTATAGCTTTCTGAGCCTTCTCTGAACCTGTATTATAAGTAGAGAAATCAAATACCTTTTTAAGGGTAGTTTGCATCTTAGGTAAATCAGCAAAGCTTGAACCATAATATCCGTAATCAAGTAGTCTACTCATTAACGGGTCATGGGCAACTTGCGCTCTAACATAATCTAACGCTTCGTTTCTTTGCTGGTCTAGAGTCTCCATCTTATACATTTCCAATGTATTTACATCTAACTTAGAGTAGTCAACATTCTCAGGTAAACGTATAAAATCAAAATCTTCTAGTGTTTTGAATGCCAAAATATAAGGGTCTTCAGCGGCTTGTGGGTTATTATCTACTAATTGTTGTTGTGACCCTGGTGCTTGCTGCTGGTTATATTGATTCGAACCTTGTTGTGGCGTTTGTGTTCCACTGTCTCGGACAGGAGCTAAAAGACTCGTATCTTGTCCAACTTCCTCATCCAGAATGCTTTCCATGTTCTGCTTGAATGGATCAGGCGTGAAAGTAGGAACATTTGAATTTTGTTGTGTAGCAGGTGTATTACTAGAATAACTATTATTAGTATTACTATTATTAGTTAAATGTGCTGGTACTTGGACTTGCAAACCTTCTTGGTTTGAATATGTGGGAGTATGCGTAGCTCCTGGATTATCTACTGATAAAGCCATTTTCTGTGTTTCTTCATTGATGATGCTATCTACATCAAAATTAGTATCCCATGAAGTTGTAGCTAATTGATTAAAATCTGGTTGTTTATTAGACATATTTTGTACTTATTAATTATTATATATTGCTTTTTCTATAGATAGTATACTCTTAGCTACTGATACTGCATTAGTGATAGAGTCTATTAACACTCCTGTTGGATCGTATACAGTGTAATCATCTAATGAATAAAATTCATTATTGATAACATTATATCCTTTATGTTTATTAGTGATTACTTGTCTAATACCTTCTTCTTGAATATCAGAGTTTAAGCAAAGTTGTTTAAATGGTTCTAATAATGATTCATATAATAATGATTCACCAAAATTTAATTCTTCGTCTCTAACTTCATTATGGGCATGTATAAGGGCATAACCTCCACCAATACTAATTCCTCTATCAATAGATGCTTTAACTGCTTCTACCGCATCGTCTATCCTATCTTTTCTCTCTTTCATTTCTACATCGGTAGGTGCTCCTACGTGAATAACAGCAACTCCTCCTGCAAGTGTAGCCAAACGTCTTTTGTAGTATAGACGTTCATTATCACTTAATTCATCTTTCTCTAATCTACTTTTAGTTATTTCAATTAACTCAGTTACTATTTTAGTATCTGCACTACCTCCTAGTATAGAGGTGTAATCTTCTTCTACAAGTACTTCTTCTGCAAATCCTATAGCTCCAATATCTTCACTAGTTCCAGGTACAGCGCCAGTTAATGCTGCAATGTCATTCATAATTTCAATCTTCCTATCACCAAATCCATCATGTTCTGTAAACATAATGTTAAATCCATTTGGATTCATTAGTTTAGTGTTGATTAACGATTGTAGTACAAAAGGTTCTACTTCATTAACTACGAATAAAATAGGATGATTATTAATAATCTTACCTTGTTCATCGGCATTTACTGCTTTAATGTAAGGATCTAAATCCTTTTGACTTCTTACAGTATCATTGAATAATACAATGTAAACTTTATTAACTTTCCATTGCATTCTAGTAATATCAGAAAGAAATTGTGGTGCATAAAATCCTCTAGTATATTTAATACCTTTTACTTTAGTAATTCTATCTACTGAGTTATGAGAATGCTTAACTTCTATATGTCCATAGATACCAATCTCTTGTACTATGTCATAAATAAATCTACCAATCTCTTCATCATTAGCAGAGATAGTAGCTACATGTAATAACTTCTCAAAGTTAGATTCAATAGGTAATGACTTACTTTCTATATACTTTATGATTTTTACCTTAGCTTCATCTAACTGTCTGGCTAAGTCATAAAAACTCACACCTTCACTCATTAGCTTAAAGCCTGCATTAATCAAGTACTGTGCTAAGATAGCTGTTGTAGTAGTACCATCACCACTTGACTTAACTGTCTTCTCCGATGCTTCTCTTACTATTTCAATTGCCATACGCATAATATGGTCATCAGAAGAGACTTGTTTAGCTACGGTAACACCATCCTTAGTAATTCTAGGACGTTGTGTCATAGGGTCATTAAATAGCACATTCTTACCTTTAGCACCTAATGTTACCTTTACTGTGTCTGCTAGTATATTTACACCCTCTAAAATTCTTTCTTTAATTGTCTTTTCTGTATATGTAGTCATACTAATATCCTCTTGATTTCCTTGTAACTCTTTAATTCTATCCTCTTTTCTTTTATCCATAGTCAAATAAAATGGATGTGGCGGTAAGTCTATTTCTTTACTCATACTTCAATTGTTTTTTCTTATTCTTACTCTTGCTTTTCTTATTCTTCTTTTTCTTTTTAAGTTCTTTTAAACATATTACTTCCGCTTTCTTCTCTACGAGAGATTTTAAGTTCCGTTCTTCATGAATAGTAGATGCTAAGAAACCAGCTTCTTCCCCATAGCTAACCCAAGCCACCATTGTTACAGGAGGTAGTAAAGGTTGTCCTTTCTCATCTAAGCATTTTTCCCAAGTATGTAGAATGTGTGACCGACTACCAAATGAATGTATTACTTCCACTACATCCATTAATTCATCCATCCTAGTGACTGGATTATTAAGCCAATCTTCAGGTCTACAGTAAATTAATTCTTTCGCTTTTTCTTTTAATCTTTCCTTCTTACCCATTACTAGCTTTTTGTAGGTTTATTTTTAGCTTTTATCTTTTCTAGTTTTTCTTTGCTTCTAGCTTCCATTTGTTTAACACTTAGATTTTGTTGTCTATTAGCATTCTCTTGGCGATCTTTCATTTCAGATTCTTGGGCTTGTTGTTTCAACCTAGCATCTTCTTGACTAATCTTCAAGCGTTCAATATTCAATTTTTCTTGGTCATTAAATACTTGATTTCTAAATTGTTCTATTTCTAGCACATCTGGAAGACCATCTCTATCTCTATCTTTATCAGGGTCCCAAGCTAATGCTGATATTTGTTTACCTAAAATATCGTATTCACCTTTTAACTTAATCTCTTCTAGGCTATGTGCTCTATCAGTTTCCTGTTCTTTAGATGCCATATCTTGAAGTTCTTTTTCATGCTCTCTTTGTTGTTCAGCCATTTGGTCTTCACGACGGTCTATATCCTTCTCTATGCCCATTAAATCTTCTTTGAACTCTATAAGGTTATCTGCACTAAGTAACTCCAGTAGAGTAGAAAATTTAGCCTTGTCATTTTGAATTAAAGACTGTGCAAATCCTTTAGCTTCTTGAAGTGTTTGATAGTCTCTAGTATTATTACCTACTCGTACTGAGTATTCATCTTCTAATGAGATTAAGTTTAAATCAATTAAAGCTATTTCATCATCCGACAATAATTGCCTAACGAATCCAGATTCTCCATCTAATGTTTTCACAGCAGTTTCACATAATGTTTGAAGTACTTCTTGCCACATCATTTCGTGACCTGCAAAGATACTATTAGTAATATTTAATGATTGTGCTAAATCTCTCTGATTATCAGTAACATTAGTACTGCTACCTGTTTGAGCTAATCGTTGGTCAGATACACCTGCCGCAGTCTTCATTTGATTTTCTACAAATTCTAATAGTTGAGTGTAATACGTCAACTGCTCAGAGTTAGATAAATCCAAACGTTCTGAAGGCTTAGTAGTATAAGCTACATTAGTACCTTGTGTATGAGCCAATGGATTATATGGTAGGTAACCTTGGTCTATAGCAAATTGCATAGAACGTTCGTATCCTACTTCTTTATCCATCATAAGTATGTTAAGTAATTGGATTACTCCTTTATCTTGAGTAATAAGCTTCAACCACTTAGAAGCAATAATGTAATAAAGTTTTTGCCATGGCTTAATTCTATCCATAACACATACACTAAACGCATTTCTGTTATCATAAACATATCCATGTACAGGCATCTTAGTCTTATACGGATTTAAAATAGATTGGTACGCATTCTCGTAAGGTTCGATTTTAGCATAGATGTCACCATTAATACGAACTCCTTTCCATATTTCTGGAATCCAAATCCATTCTAATGACCTAGCTTCTCCATCCTTACTTTCCCATTCAAATCTAGTTCTAGCTTTAGAAAACATATCAGGCTTATAACTAGTCTTAGTTGCTCTGTCAGGAATTGGGTATTCTTCTTCTACAATAGAGGCTACACCTTTACCGTAGTCATCTTTATACCTAAGTATACCTGCTCTTCTTTGTGACCTCCAAAACACTGTATATACTACAGCATAGTTTTCATATCTATGTCTTGACTTATCCGTGGCATATAAACCTTCTGATAGTACATTAGTAGTACCAGATGAAGGGACAGTTGCTAATGGGTGTTTAGCAGTATATTCATACTTCTTAAGATTATCCCAATGAGATGGGGATTCTCCATTTTTAGAATGGAATTTAGCATCAGTACCAAACACCTTACTATTGTATTGTTTTAATCTTTCTATATCTTTCTTGTGTAAACTATTGCCATACTTATCTAATACATCTGATACAGCCACTTCTTCTTTATAGCCTACGTAATCTGAATCCTGTATAAAAGGAGAATCTGAAGATTTGTGAAAGAATAAATTAAGTGCATTAATTTGCCTTACGTAAGGTATCTTAGTATGGTCATCTACACATACTTCAACAGCTTCAACTCCAGCAACTAGTGCATCTTCAAATGTAGCATTCTTCATCCACTTCAGATTTTGAGTTACTGCAATGGATTTCAAAAGCTTATGAATAGTTTTCTCTTTCTTAGATTTAAAATTGGTATATTTATCCTCTATAGCTTGAGGATTCAATATCTTCTCTTCCTTAATCCTAGCTTCTTCTGTTATCTGTTCTATTACTTTCTCTGCTTCTTCAGGCGGAAGGTCTTTAGTCTTTAGCCCGGTAATAGCTTCTGTAATGGCAGTTTGTTTTTCTATCTCAAGTGCTAACTTACTATCTAAATAGTTACGATACTCTCTTTCCTTATCTCTTAACAATTCATTAGTTGCATTAGGTGATAAATTAATAACACCAAAAGACCAAGGAAGTCTTGCTTCTTCTCCTTTCATAACCTCAATTATTGTATGAGTCTTATTAAAGGGTTCTACAAATTTCTTACCTTCACCACTTGCTAATCCTAATGTATCACAATACTCTCTAAATTCTTCTTGGTTAACTTGATTATTCTTTAACCTATAGTTTTGCCATATGCGAAACCAATCATTTCCGAATTCATCGGTACGTGACGAAATTGCATCTACTTGGTTAATTCTCCACTGTCTATCCTTCTTACTAGTTGGTAGTCGTTGTTGTTCAAATGCTATCATTATAAATTATACTTTCATTTTTAAATATCGTTATACCACGATATACTATCTTTGGTATTTCCGTTATTCCTTTGATTTTCTTTATGAATCATTTTCTCTTTAGCAGTACCATAGTTATTAACATATAAACCTTTCCAAAAACTTGATACTGAATCAACTCCATCCATTTGACGTGCATGGGCAAGAAAATCTTCGTTCCAATGTTCATTAATTTGTATAATAGCACCCATCAATGACATTACTGTATCGAAGTTACCTTTTCTATTGTACGCCATTAATTCTTCTAGTAAAGCCCTATCCTCTATCATATCTAGATTCCTTGCACCTTCTATTTCTACTACTTCGTCATACTCATTAACTACTTTTCTATTATTATGTCTAGTAAGTAACCATTCCAATACTAAATCTTCTCCAATTTGTTTATGTCTTGTAGAACCCATTGAGTGTCCGTACTCTCTTAACAATGTTTTTGAATTAGGTAAATACTTAGAAATAGTCATCTCAGGCTTTAACATTAATCTAGTTAATTGTTTCTTCCTAATGAAGTATTGCAATATACCACCATCTCTATCGTTTTCAAATGTAATCTTAGCGTTGTAATATTTACTAAGTTTCATTAATAATTCATGTACATGCTGTTGTGGACGGTCGTTTGCTCTACCTCTATAAGTACAAACTATTCGTTCACATCCAAATTCGTGAACATACTTAGGTGTCTTCATCACAATGATAGAAGTCATAGATTTACCACTTACTGTATTTTGTCCAATTGGATCCACACTTATAATATATGCTCCATCAGGTACTTTATTATGTAGTTTCCTTGGAGCCTCATACCTTAGTAGACAACCTTCTTTATCTAGAGAAGTTACCATACGCTTATCCATTGGAGTTAACTTATTATCTAAATCCACTTGAAAGTATACAGAATCTCCTGATTCCACTAATTCACCTTTAACTCTTAAACCTTCATATCCATGCTTAGATAATCTAATAGCAGAATCTCTAGCGTATAAATCAGCTACAGGGAATACATTACCTTCAGGTGTTAAGAATGCTTCCTTTGGAGTCTTACAATATTGCGTAAGGTACTTATTAAACTGAGACTTATCTCCATGTTCTTGTTTGATTTTACGCTCCTTATTAATGTAAAGCTCTGCAACCCAGAAAGCAGCATTACCATTACTATCTAAAGCAGCATAAGTTCGTCCGTTAACTGTTACTTCAGCTCCGAAACAAGCCCACATCTCTGGCACAAACCATCCAGCTTTCTTCTCTGTTCTTTCGTATTCATATATATTATCGAAAGCCGCTAACTCAGCAGATAATGGTTCATTAAATAATTCACTAAAATCATAAGAATGACCTTTCTCTCCATTGGCTTTTACCATAGAACCTCCTGTACCAAATATAATTGCTAATCCTTTTATAATAGCACCTGGTTTTAGTACTGGTCTAGTAAACTCCCAAGCATCTTTAAGTTTTTCTGTCTTACCTGCCTCTTCAAAATAAACTCTATCTGCACCTTCTCCTGCAGCTTTATCTGGTCTGTTTGCTAGAGACACTGTTGAGATATTAGATAATCTACCTTTACGTACAGTAGTTTTAGTATTCTGTAATCCAAATGTAAACGAACCTGAATCAGCAGTCATAGACATAAGTATATGTTTCCAACCACCATTAGTTCTAGGATTACCTGGATCTTTTCTACCAAAGGGTGTGTACTCAGTTAACCAGTCAATAATTACTACACACTTCTTAAAACATAGAGAAGCATCTCTACCTGTATCTGAAGCAATAAGTACTTTAGGGGGTGATGAATTCTTACTCTTAGGGAATGCTGTAACCCATACAGCACCAGAAGCTGCTTTAAATGAATATCCTTTACGTCTACTCTTAGCAACTACAATTCCTACTTTCTTATAACTCTTAGGTAAATCATATAAACTAGGTCTTTCTCTTGCATCTATCTCTTTAAAGAAATAGTAATCCATTACAAGGAAATGTGGGAAGTCACGAGAACCTACCATTTCTTCACTGTGTTCATCTTTCTGCATTAACTCAATAACACAGTAGTTTAAGTAGAAGTAAAACTCTCCACTAATTCTAATACCACAAGGTTCACCATTAACAGTTGGTTCATAGCCATTAATTATCCGTTTAAGCTCTTCTTTCCAGAAATTCCTATAAGCTATAGTACCTTTAATATGCTGTGTGTAGGAAGGCATTAAATTAGTTCCTACTACAGCGAATTTAGAAGCACTGAATGCTATTGCTGCAGGACGAAAAATATCTACATTAGTAAACTTCAAGTAATCCCACATCGTATTTGATACAGGGTCTTGAGTAGATAATCTACTTAATTCACCATAGAGTTTTTTAAACTGTGTATCTTGTATACCTTCAGGTATAGCTTCTTGTATATCTTGTTCTGTTAATAATTCAAATACATTGGGATTTATCCACCTCTTTTCTCTAGGTATATATAGTGTATTATTCCTAGTCTTCTCTCTAGTCTTGTTTCTCGTTTTGTTTTTCATAAGCTATTTCATTCATTAAACTGTCCATGAAAAATTCTCCTATAATACTATCTGCATTCTCTCCCTTAAATACAGAGGTAGTTACTTTCTTCCTTAGTAATAAAGTAGTTTCTATTGTCTTCTCCAACTTAGGCATAGTATCCATAATCATCTTAGCAATCTTCATCTTCTGTTCTTGTAGATCTAATTTCATCTTCATAAGTTCTACCTTCTGATGAATAGAATCTGCCATCTTTATTTCTGTATCTATTTCTGTTAAAATTTTCTCCAACTGGTCTGTATCTTGCCTTAATTGACCTAAATCATCTGCTAAGGCATCACAAGTTGCAACAGCAGCATTTAAGGCTCTCTTCTCCGCTGTGCCGTCTAATGACTTATATTTAGCTAATGCTGCAAGTACTCGCTTGGTAGGTTTCCATCTAGACTTACCTATAAAGTCTTTAATGATTTCATCTTCCTTATTCTTTCTATCAAAGTAAGGAGATGCGTACTCCCACATATGATAGATGTAAGCTAACTCTTTTGCGTAGTCTACCTTCTCTTCTGTCTTATCTCCTTCCCATAACCTTTTAAATTCAGGAATATTAATACCTACAGGATTTAAGTAAGGTTGGTCGTTTATTACCGTAAATAACTTATCCTTTAGCTTCATTTATTATAGTATTTACTTTTCTACGGATACTTCTAAGTTCCCATTTACTCAGTTGTTCTAGAATATCTAAATCAAAATCATTTTTAACTTCTATACCTGCTAAGTCTACATCAGGTATCTCTAAATTGTGTTCTTCTTTAAATACTTCCCATTCTTTTTCTTCTAACATTTTACCCCATTTAAGTAGAGCATCTTCTTTATTAGCAGCATAAAACAAATGTGGTGTAATACAACCACATTCAGTACAAGCTCCTTTATCTAAGCATTCCATACATAAGGCTGCTCTGTAAATAGCTTGTTCTTGTATATGCAAATCTAATTGCATAAAAGAACTCTTCTCCTTAAATATGTTTATATTACCTTCAATAAAATTTCTAATATTACTTGGTTTAAATAATTGCTGTATCTTCATGATTCTAATATAATTTAATAAAAACAAAAAAAGTCGATATATTACATACCGACTTCCTAACTAACTAAAATGTGTACTATTTTATTTATCTTTTACAATCCATTTATTTATAAATCCTATCCAACTTAGTAACAATATAAATCCTGCATACAAAGTAAAATGCATTACTATTGTATTCGTTAACATACTACCAAATGTAGCTACGTAACTCTTTATACTATTAGTGGTACTCATTAAGAAAACAAGTACAAGTATTACAGAAGTAGATGATGCCAATACTTTTTTAAATCCTACATATTGTTCTATAGAATGTCTAATCGCTAGGAATGGATTGTTAGAATCTAGTCTATCAATCTCAACACTAAGGGCTACATTGTTATTAACTAACCTAGTATTATCTTCTACTTGCTTTATGCTAGTATTAATACTAGTTTGATAGGCTACTTCTAATTCTTTAGACTCCTCTATCATAGTATCTTTCTGTGCCTTATCATTAACTCTTTGATGTACTAAACTGTTTAAAGCTTTCTTTGCTCCTGTAAACTTATCCATTACTAAGTCTAGTTGACTAGTTAGCATTTTAGATTTACTCTCAAATCTAGCTGCTTTCTTCTTAGCTTTAGTAGCTATACTCCTAGCAATTCTTAAGTCCTTACGATAAGGTTTAGTAATCTCATAAGTATCTAATTCTACTTCTACTTCCCTAATTTCAATAGTAGATGCAATAGTAGATTCACTAGCATTACTTAATTCGTATGTTAGTTGTTCAATTTGTAAGTGTAAACCATTAATAATCCCTTCTTGATTCTCCATCTCTCTACTTAAATTCCTATCGTATTCCCTTTCTCTATTTGCACATTCACGTTCTAAATCCTGAATAGTATTTCTTAGATCATTTGCTTCTCCCATCTCTTCAAATATTAATTCTTGTTTATCCACTTTCTACTATTTATTTTAACAAATATAATACATCCATTGCTAATAGATAATTAATATTACAGCGACATGATTGTAAGAGAAGCTACTAATGTAGCTATTACAGTACCTCCAATTATAAATAATGCTGTATTCCTTTTCTTTACTTTATGCTGTTTACTTAATAAGGTTGAATACTTATTTAATGCTACAACGTTAACCTTATGTTGTAAGTCAATACTCTGTACCATTAACAAAGTCTGGTCTCTTTCCTCTTGTAACTGGGTTTTTAAAGATATTATAACCAGTATATCTATACTTGCAGTTTGTTCATATGTCGATATAAGATCCCTTGCACTAAATAAACTAATCTCACAGGAATTTAGTTCCGTTTCATAAGCTTTCCCATTAACAATTCTCTTGAGATTTTCTATATCATCTTCCATAGTATACACTACAGACAACTGTCCTTTATACATTATTTTAGTGGGTGGAAAACTGTCCTGTATAGATTGCGTTCCGTATACTGTCCCACTTAGCATTAGTAAAATCAGTAAAGTCAATAATTTCTTCATCTCTTTTATATTTTTGGTTTAAACGCTTTACTTCTAACTTCTTAAAGTTTTCTATTTTTTGTACTAACTTTATATGTTCACTATCTTTTATTAATAGTAGACTGTCATACTCTTCAATATACGTTTGTTCTAGTTGACTAGACTTCTTATATAACAGATTTAAAGAATCTATCTTCCTTTGCCATATTAATACCTCAGTTACATCAGTTACACAGTCAGGTGTATTAGTCTTACTTATAAAATAAGTTGTTGTTACATTAATTAGAAATATTCCTATTAACAGGAAAGTTAATTTTGTTGGACTCATATTATTTATTTTGGTAGAGTTATAATAAAATCTCCATATTTAGTATTAACTATGTTAGTTGGATTTACTAATACATCTTGTTCATTAGATGTATTCTTTAATTTCCAATTATCTGTATCTTCATCCTGTATTACTGGAAACCATTTTAATTTAAAGTTTCTATAAGGAGATGGCATAGCTCCTGCTTTATATGTGTTATCCCAAGAATCTTTCATAATATAAGAATTATAATACTTTTCCTTTGTGGGTACTAATACTTCTGTATGAGTTAAATCATGTATTTTTTGTGTATCGTACATAATAGAATCAACACGAGCATAAGCACCTTTTTCTACTAGAAAGTAATCAAACTCTTTAAAGGTATCTGCATTACGTCCCTTGAATAAATAAGTTGGTTCTATCCATGGATTCTTAATACTTGTAGCAAATACCGTAAATGTAGACTCCTTATCAGATCTACCGAATATAATAACTACCCTTGCATGATTATCTTCTCGCATAAAATGAGTAACAGCACCATCACCTTTATACTCTTTATGCTCCATCTCAGTAAATCCATACTCTTTAAATTCTACAACAAGTTCTTCTTGTGTGTAATCTATTAACTTTTTATTTTCCATACTTTTTATTAACTCTTTCTATTCCATTAAATAATCTTTCTGCTAGTAAGTCTTGAAACGTATGATTCCAAATCAATTCGTAGTCCTTGGGATGGTCCATGAATCCACATTCTATTAGTATAAATGGACAATTAGTTTCAGTAAGTATAGTAAACCTAGCTTCTTTATCTTCATCCAATTCATTAGTACCTTTACCTAACCTAGCTTTAATTGGTATGACATCCTTAAATGCTTCTATAAATTCTTTAGCTATGTAATCAGATTTAGTCTCTCCTGGGCTTGTAAATATCTCCCAACCTGTTCCACCGCCTGCATTAAAATGTACTGAAATACCATACGAATTTCGATTCTTACGGTATATATCATTTGCTCGTTTCACCCGTTTTCTAAGAGATGTGTCCTCTAGTTCTGGAGATATATGGTAATACGGTAATCGAGCATAATCCATTCTCTGTATAGACTTATTAACTATCCATCTATTCGCTACTCCTTCATACAATACTCCTTTATTCCAATCAGGACTTCGTTTGCCTCTAGTTTGATACTTACCATTTATAGTAGTACCATGCCCATTATCCCATATCGTTGCTAATTTTTTCATTTATCAAATCTTTTTGCTCTTGAGTTAACTCCTTCTGTATATCTATTATTTGAATGTTCTCAAACTTACCATTACTACTCTGTACTACTTTAGGTTCTACAGGATTTCTAGAGGTATTCCAGCCTGAATCCCAAAATAAGAAGCCATGTTCTTTAGCAACTTTAATAGTGACATCTGCACCTAGTTCTTTAACTATGGAAGCTATGTCCATTATAATTAAATCTTTCATTCTTTATCTATTTTACTGAAGTCTAATAAGTCTAATCTACCAGTGACTAGTGGATCATCTGTTTTGAATATTGTACCAAACTTAAATACACCAAAGTTAACACAACATTCTCCTGGTGATAAGTATTTAAAAGTAGCAGCTTCTAAGTCGCTTAATGAATTAAATACCTTACCGTCTATAATATGAGTTTGTGTACCTTTAAAGTAATTCCTGAGATTAATAGCAATACTTCCAGTATCTTTTAATGGTACAGTAGTTTCTAAAAACCAGAATATATTCCTTTCTCTATGCCAATATAATACGTAGTGAATATTATCTACACTCCTTGAGAAATACTCTATATGCTTAAAGAATCCGAAGTTCTCTGTAGTAATATACTTTATTCCTAAACGTTCTATAACCTCTCTAGTTAACTGCTTTCTCTTTAACCTATCTTTATTATCCTTCCAATACTCCTTAAGATGTCTTTTTAATCCTTTCTCTGTCTCTATCTTGGTCATTCATAAATGTTTTACAAATAGTATATAAGTGACTCACTAAATAAGTCAATGGTTCTTGATTCTTAGGGTCAACACGACTACCAATACTATCTAAAATATCTATAGCTATATGTACCACTTCATGTGCCAAGGTTGCTTCCTCTTCTATCTTATTATTACCTTTTCGTAGGAATATAAAGGCACGTCTTCCTGGTGCGTTTGTAGCCAATCCTAGTGATGATTCCTTATCCCATTCCAAGTCACCTTTAAAATCCTTATTAACCTGCTTTATAATCTTAGGCATAGTTTTACCGTAATAAAAATAAAAGTCAAAGTCATACGGTGCTACTTTTTGATTAAACTTAGTTACTTTCCATTTCTTCATTATGCTGTATCTTTAATAAGACTATTATCCACATGTAATCCTACATTCTTTAATACATTCTTTAACTCATTATAGTTCAATAAAACTCCATTAAATAATAATTCACTTTCACCAACTCTTCTCATGTATTCTCTTGGGTCTTTCACTTCAATATCTAATGTACTAATAGTAGTAATCTTCTGTAAGGTCTCAAACTGTATATAAAACTCCTTATACTTGTACACTTCATATTTCTTAAGTACATTAGTATTTAACTTAGCTTTTACTTCATGTGTGAAATAAGGTTTGAATCCCAATTCCTCTATGTCAGCCCTATCTAATATCTTTACTCGTAATTCTGCCAATGAACGTCGTACAAATAGTCTATCAAAATCTGCTGGACACATAGTCTTAGATAGAAAACCTTCTTTATCATATATTTCATATGCTTCCTTTGACATAAAATCTTTTGGATTACCTGCCCAAGCATCTCCACCTTCATTATTCCATTTAACTTGATACACGAAACCAATATGAAATTCTTCAATAGAAGGTGTATAGTAAATTTTACTCATTATTGCTATTAATTTATAATAGTAAAGCCAACATTACTGCTGGCTTTACTACTTTGTTTGTTAAGTTATTTGTTTTATACGCCTGTGTAGATAATATAATTAGCTGTACCAAATGACGGTGTAATATCTATAGCTTGTCCACTACCTACTGTAGCTATAGAGTTACTACTCATAGAAGCATTAGGAGATGTTCCACTTGAGTATTCATTATCGAATGACCCTGTATTGGCTAGTATACTACTCTCAGGGTCATTAGTATTACCTGCTATAGTAGTTACATTAAGTGCATGGTTATGTGCTGGTAATTGACTTACAGATAAGTTAATTGAATCAGCTCCACCTGTAGTACCTAAAGTTTTCTGCATTACAGTTTTACCATTATAATCAGGTAAGTTAAACATACCACTGTTTTGTTGATTTACAGTATAGACATCGCCTACTACACTATATACATTCGCATGACGAATCTTATCTAAAGATTGTCCATCACATTTTACCCAAAACATTGGGATATTATCACTTGGATATAGCACTATTTGTCCTACTAAAAAATTGCAATTCATATTAATTGTATTTAAGTTGTGTTTAAGTTATTAAATTGAGTTTATAAACTCATGTAGTTTTTTATTCCAATTTGCATCATCTAATGCATTATGTTCATTATCTTGTTTAGGATATTTGTCACACGCTTTAATTCTATCTAATAGTTCATCTGAAGAGGGTGACATCATATACATCCAAACTTCCCCAGTAATTGTGTTAACGTGTGTATAATCTAATGTATCTACCTTAGCATCTAATAACTGTTTCAAATCAATACAGTACATCGGAAACTCTTTAGGTAAATCAATCATCCTTCCGAATAGCCAACAGAATACAACCCAATCATAGTCAGCATAGTAGCCATAGAAGTGAATAGGTCCTAATTTTTTAAGCCTAGGAAACCTCTTGTCTATACCTACTTTGGCTATAAACTCAATTATTTTATCTGCTATCTGATTGTTAGTTAAGCCTACGTTTATACAGTAAGTATCAGCGTTACCTAGTATTAATTCCCTAAAGCCTTCTTTGGTAAATGTAGTTTCTTTATAGGTATCTCTAAAGATACTGTGTAAGACGTTATCCTTAAGCCAATCATTGTCCCATGCTGCATCAATATCAAACTCTGAAGATATAAGGTAAAGTTCAGAACCATCTTCTGTTACTATACCAATCGAGATAAGTTCTATTGTATTAATCCCATCTTTCTTATACTCGTGAAACTCTGTATCTATATAATAATTCATTCCGTAAATTTTATATCTTCGTACTACTTAATATAAGTATTCTCTACTTCCCTATCTTTTCTATCAAATCTACGTTTCATTATCCACATCTGAGCTTCTTCTAATTTAGTAACTACTATAGATGTCTCACGACAAGGTACTTCCATTTGTAGTTGCTTCATATTATGGATAAGCATATTAAGTAAACATTCTGTAGTAATACCATCTTGTGCTGGTCTAACTTGTTCTACATCAATAGATGCTATGTAAGCATTCTCAGGTAAGTTATCTTTTATTAACTTTGTAGCATTAGCTCCTAGTACTTGCTTGTACGTAGCTCGTATAGCTTTAATACCCTCATCCATAATACTTAGCTGGTAATACTCAGTACCTTTAACTAGAGTAGCATGTACCTTCTGAATCTTCTCTGACTCTAACTCAAAGGATTCAATTACCTCTCTATCAGCATTCTTATAATTCCATTGTTTAGGTGTACCTTCTTTATCGTACTCTAATTCTAGAATAGCAATAGGATAATCAGTCTTAGTACCTTTAACAAAGTTTATAGCTAAACCTTCCTTATCTACTAATACTAATCCTTTACCTTTTTCTACTTTAAAGGTTGGTAGTACATAACTTGCACCATTCTTTACTATTCCGAATGTTCCGTTAGGATCTATTTTATTCATTATACTCGTTCTTTAAATTTATTTTTACGTGTCTCATTATATAAAATACCTACTTGCATTAGGAGTCTTTTTAATTCCATTATGTCAAGTACCTGTCCAGTAAATAGTTTATCTAAGTCTGAAGAATCACTTCTACTTAATTCTTCATAAATATCCACTCTACCAGAGTCTTTATAGAACAAGATATAAAACTTACCATACTTTAGTATTTGGCTATCTCCTGATTCCACAAATCCTATCTCATCTTTTTTAGCATCTATAAATCCAAAAGATTTAATATCTTCTACATCTAAATGCTTTATCTTATAAAACGGTTTCCTATCCTCAAATCTTTTTAAATTTATTAATACTTCTAAAAAATGATAGTGATTACCTGTAAGCGTAAAATGCGCTTCAGAGAGAATGGATGCTCGCCAATTGCCAACATCCCCTATTCTCTGATTATATACACTACCAATAAAGAAATCTTCTAACTTGGCTCTATAGTAACTCATTATTTATTATTTTGATATACTTGGTAAGCTGATGTAGTTCCTAAGAATGATTCAGGATTCTTTATAAGTCCTTCAATTAAACTGTGATGAATCTTAACATAACCTTCCCAGTTGTTGATTCTAAATTGCTCAGGATTCTTAATGAAATCTCTTTTTTGCTTATTAATATAAAATCTCTTATCCGCAAACATGAAATGTTCTAAATGAATAATATCTCCTACACTTAATACCTTATAGTTTGAAGCTAAGGAAATAGCTGTCTTTCTTAACTCGTTATGGTCTTTCTCTAATTCCATAGTAACTAAAGGTGACATTGCTACAATTACTCCAGTGAACACAAATGGTAATGGATTATCCATCCAGTTCGCAGGATTAGAATTATGCATTCTACCATCTACTTGACTAATCCAAGCATCATACGTAACTGACTTATCGGCGTACTCTACTACATCCTTAATATAATTTTCTTTATGCAATCGAATGATAACATTTCTACCAGTTAACTGAAAGTCATTAAAGAATGGATCAATGATGTTACAAGTCTCACTGTTATATGTATCAATAGCCAATTGCTTAGTTACTGTTCTTTCCTTAGCTATCTCTGCTAGCTTTGTAGCATTAGCTCCGTTAGGATTCTTTAAGATATTAGCTTGTGCATTAGTCATTGCTTTAGATGCACCTGTTATCTTCGTATTAATTAATGGTTTCTTAATAGCCATAATGTACTTTATTTTTTAAAATTGTTTTTAAATTCTTCTAGTTGTTTTTTCTCTTCCTCTGTACATCTCTTACTCATTAAAGTAAAAGAACCCAATTTAGGAAATAGTACAGAAGGATAATTAAGTTCCTTCATCTGGAGTCGCATAAACGCAGTAGCATTATATAATACCGCTTTTACAGCTTCTTCTTTACTATTAGTAGCCAATGCTACTCTTTCTATTACAGGCTTTAATTTACTATCCATTCTCTGCTATAAAACATTTAAATAAGTAATCAAACGTAGCAAATCCTTTGTTCTTTAATTGTCGCTTGATTATATGTCTAACTCTTTGGAAGTTAGCGTTAGGAACAATAAGTCTATCTTCTATCTCTACTAAGTATCCTTTATCTCTAAGTCTCTTTACAGATTGGTAGATAGAGTTAGCTGTTCTAATATTCTTACCATCACTCAACTCATCAGCAATATCAGTTAGCTTACCATCCTTAGAATCAATAGGTAAACTAAAATCTAAATCCTTAGCCATAATTGCAGCTAAAACTAATAACTGTGTAGCAGCAATAGTATCCTTAGCTATAATATTATTAATAGTACAAAATAAGTAATAGAATGTAAATTCGTCTACAGTGTTGTTAGGCTTAACTATAGCCTCGTTTGTCTCAGGGTCATAAGCAGTCTCTTCAACTTCTCCAAAACAAATCACATTAACGTTGTTACTTACCTTATGGTCTTTATGATATTTAACTAGCCATTTCTTCTCTACAGAGTCAGTGGTATTTTCCTCTAATACTGTCTTTAGTTTCTCATTAGTAATTGTATTTTCTTTCATCTTTTTCCCTTTTAGTGTACTACAAAGATAACATAAAAGATAAACATAAACCTTTCGAGTATAAATAAAGTATGGTCGAATCTATTTAAACCTATTTTAATTCTGGTAATGGGTAGTATCCTTTCGTTAGAAAGAAGAATCTATTGTAATCGAGTAGAAAATAAAATATCATTTTTACATGAGGTACGATTTTAATCCCTACTGAGCAAGCCAAAATTCTATCACATAATTCCCACATCTTACAAGAGGTGAATTGACTATTATAGTATATCAATAAACTTCTAATACTAGGTATCGAATTTTTTATTTTTTAAAATAAAAAGTGTTTATGCGATTGAGTCAGTACCTACTAATAAAAAACCCTCCCCTGCCTAAATTTGTCGAGCTTACCCCGTGCCTTCATAGAGAATATTCTAATTTTCGGTCAATCATAATTAATCAATAATTATGAGAAATCTGAGATGTCGGAGTGTTTTTCTACGAAAAACGTAGTAGTTCGGTATCCATTACTCAATAATTATTCTAACTGGAACAAATATGTTCCATCAAAAACAAACAACATGCCTAGTACAAAAGAAGTTTTATCGAACAAGAACATCAAACAATTAGCTAAGAAATTCGGTATTCCGACTAACAAAGCTAATAGCTTAAAACCTGCAGTCTTATTGACATTGTTGAAAGAAACAATGTTAAATCATTCTGATTTACCTGATGATGAAGAAGCTGCCAATGCTTGGTATTTTGGTCTCATCAATCCTATCGTATCATCATTTGATAATGGTGATGATATTGATGACTTCATCGAGTCATTAGAATCTGAACCAGTTAAATCTGATGATGATGCTGATGATGCTGAAGATTCACCTGTTGTAACAATGGGAGACCCAAATCTCGCATTCAAAGGGCAAACAGGTTACGTGACTATGCAACGTAAAAGAACCAATGATGAGCGTATCTACAAGATGTCAACTCAAGCTGACTTCAAAAAGAACAATGGTGAGTCACCTGTATTATTTCGTTGTGATGAAATCGCAGTGTTAGAAACTGGTGGTGGTCAAGGTGCAACGTCTTATAAAGATGTTATCATGCAAGGTAAACTGTATGATGAAGCAAATAGTACTGTTGGTAAAGAAATCTCTTTACAAACAAACACCAATTTGTTCAAAGCAATGAAAACTTCTATGTTTAAAGGCTTTGAATTTGATGGTGATGTACCTATTTTAGAAGGTGCAACTTGGTTAAACATCGTTGTTAAAGAACAAAAAGCTGGAGTAACTATCTCTCGTGTAACTGATGCTAAACAAGTAGCTGTTATTAAAGCTGCTAATGGTGAAATCACATTACGCAAAAAGAAATCAGTTGGTTATATCTTTGATGCAACTGACTCTGACCAAGAATCATTTGTACGCTTCAAAGGTGTTGCTGCCGATGATGATGTTCGTCGTATCAACGTTTACTTGGATAGAAAGAATACCAACAAAGCTGATGATGAGAGCTATGCTTCTCGTAAATCAATTGACTTTGCTAGTGCTCGTGCTAATGCAAAACAAGCAGGTGGTTTACTACAAGATTTGATTGACTCAGGATTGTCTGCTGCAGTTGCTCAAACTATCTTAATGGGTAAATTATAAGCAATCGTAGCTTAATTGAAATATATAAGAGTGTGTTGTCTAACGACTTCACGCTCTTTTTTCAGTTAATTCCATTATCTTTTTTTCAATCAACGTTGCCTAAATCAGGCAACACAAAGTAAATGGTGTGTTCGGGAAAAACCTAATCGGTGTTCGTCATTGGATACAAGGCAGATTTTCCCTACTGAGTATTCCTTCACTCCAGTCACATCCAGCATATTTGATTTATCAAATAACTCCGTCATCTCAAACACCTCAATCACTACAATCAATTCAAGCTCAACCACTTAGGTATGAGTCATAACTAGCCTCGATTGTAGTTAAATGATGGGGAAATGATTGAGAATATGGAAGATATAGAGTAAATGAGTAGTCCTATCACTCCCCTCTTATAAACCCCCAATTCCACTCACTTCTCACAGACCCTCAATCTACCACATATACTATGTATTAGCCTAAAGCCATAATAAGCCCTCTAAGGCTCTAAACCGTTTTTGTTATAGATAACACTAAAAGGGGAGCAAAACCTCTTTAAAACACCAAAATAATACCAATTAACATCATTTTACACCACAATTACATAAAACTATGAAACGTTTAAGTAGCACACTTAAAAATTGTATCACAGATCCAAAGTTTATCATACTCAACATAATAAATGGAGTAGCATTGTATCAGTCTATAGCCAATGACGCATTTGGTCAAGTACTAACAATAATCATCATAATAAACATCGGATGGATTATAGTTGAACACAAGTTATAAACTTCAATCACCACAATTACATAAAACAACTAAAAACAATAAACTATTATGAATACAGTTCAACCAACAGTACCAACAGTACCAGCTAAAGAAGATGTAAGAGATGCATTAGTAAACAGTATAATTGATTTTATACTAAGATACGGCAAATCAATACCAGTAGAATATGTAGCTGGAAACCTTGACTGCATTTACTACATTCACATACTATCTAGTCCTGATGAACTAATCATACGATTCTCTACATTTGAAGAGAAGAAATATTACTTCATTGAGAATATTAGTACAGATGACTTATACGAATTAAATAGCATCGCTAAAGAAATAGTGGAACATAGTGAAAATCCACCAGCATAAAACATCATTTTAACACCACTTTACATAAAACAATAGTAGCATGAAATTCACAGTAACAGTAATAATGACTAAAACTACGAATCAAAATTTCACTCATACCACCGAAGGATATGAATTGGTTCAAGAGATTAGAAAGGATTTAGAACTACCTAATCTGGCAACAGACAGAATTAGCGAGTCTGTGACAAATCTAAGACATAATGATAATAGAATTATGCCAGGCTTCATAGAAGAAGTACCAACGGAACAAAGAACAGTTCAAGTCACAGATAATGACCTTAATAAAATAGGTGACTTATTTGGCTCACTATGCCAGATCACCGTCAAAGTTGACGGATGTATATTAAAAGGAGAATTACAAGTAGAAAAAGGAGACAATGGCGAAGTGACCAATGTCTTTAATCGTTACACTATCAATGAAGGACTATTAATACAGTTGTTACAAGAACAATGTAGTCCTACAGAAGATGGGTTATATGAAATAACACACTAATTTATTAGTGTAATCATAGAATATATAATACCAGCCTGTTAATACAACAGGTTGGTACTGTCGTTACTCCGATAAGAGTAGCCTGATGAGTAAAGGTTTTAACACCTACGAAACAGTAGTCAATCACCACATTAAATCCAATAAACCATGAAACGAATTAAAGACAAAATAGCTGAATTAAACAAAGTCGTACCTATCACTGATAAGGACAGACTAAACAAAGCAGCTAGACGTATTCATTTCAACATAATGCTAATAGTAGAAGCTGAATTAGATAGACAAAATCTCCGTAAAATAGAATTAGCGGAGATAATGGAAATACCTAGAAGCAATCTAGCAGCATTATACTCAGGTAAAGTACTTCTAACGCTAAAGACTATCGTAAAGATAGAAATAGCATTAGATATGAAGATTGAATATTCACCACAAACAAATTAAAATATAACTAATCATGAACACAGTAAACTTAGACTTCGACCTAGTAAACCAAGTAAAATCACCTGCTAACTTTCCAGAATGGTTTACACTATCGTACTTAGTAACCAAATTCTTTCAAGATACTGTAATGTCTGCATGGACTGACCAATCAATATTAGATTGGAGAGCTAATGAAGATGGAACACTCAAACCTTATGCACCATGCGTAGAGCTATTTGCAATAGGCAAGAACAGCGGAGGTTCATTTGATGACTTCCTGTACAATGCAAAGAAAGAAGCAATTGGAAACTATTATGTCTATAATGGTTCAATTTCAATGTTCAATTATAGAGAGTTTAATGCTCCTATAAATGATTGGGAAGACCAATACCTAGCATTATATAATGCCAAGTATAATACCAAGTATGTTAGCCCATCAACGGTTAATATGAATATTATACGGAGTAAATAACAATCACTACATTAATAACCTATTATCTGTTAGGTAATAGGTTATTAATGTAACACTTTCAATTAAATTGTAATCACCACAAAATAAATAAAAACAATAATGGCTAATACAAAAACAATTTCCACTAGTAAAGACATTAAGAAAACAACTAGAAACTAAATTAGTAGAATTAGTGATACTTCATACTAAATCTATTACATTATCATACGAATCAGAACGTGTAGGTGAAGTAATAGGTATAAGTATCACTTCTAATGAACATAGACTATCAGTTATGTTCTTAATATCATCTGTTGAAGATGAAAATGATTTAGATGTCAAAGTACTAACATTCGAGGCTATGGTCTTAGATGACCTGTTAGCTTTAAATGAACTACTATCTAAATAGTAAGCTTACAGCAGCACAAAAGTAATTATTCACCACACAATAAACAATCATGGTAAAGTTTAAAACAATAGTAATTTTAATAGCATTAGTGTGTTTAGATACATCTATATACTATTATTATGATAACATTACTGACAATGGTTTTACTGTTGCTTACTATCTCATAGGACTACTAATAAATACTCTTGCTGGTATGTATCTAGGTAGCTTACATCTTAAATACTTAATCTCTAAGTAATTGAAAGATGATAACTGGTAGTTAATAGGTAATGGAAATTTCGAGTCAATAATAGCATCATAATCTGCTGCTATTATTGACATACTAATATAATCGAGTTCAAACAAAACTAAGTGAAAAAACTAGAAAAAGAAATAGCAGCTATTGAATTACAAATAGATAATTGTGCAAACACTGTAGAATTATTGAGCTTGTACAAGAAGCATAAAGAGTTACTAGAAGAGCTATTAGCACTAGAAAAGTAATTATATTTAATCACCACTAAATCAATAACTTGTGACAGCAACTAAGACATTTCTAAACGGTCAGACTCATTATTCTGTAGGTAAATTCTTTTGTATTACCATTACTAAAGAAGAGTGGGATGAGTTAGTAAAACTCTATAAAAGAAAACCTACTGAGTTAAGTAGTGGTATGGAAATCATGTACTTAAGTCGTAATGAAGATATACCTAAAGAATTAGTATCTAAGTATGCTACCAAAATACTTGAGGCTCATCCTGTTAGTTGTAACGAAGAAAAAGTTAAAGAAGAAATCAAATATTTTGAGTATGAGTTATCTATACTTAAACGAAATTTAGACCATTTAGCTGATATTAAAGCATTAATATAATCACCACAAAACAATAATCATGGCTAAGTTACAAAAGAAATTAGTAAGAGAAATCAAAAAGCTTAAAATAAAGATCTTCTATAAAGGCTTATACGATAGAGTATGGGAAGGTTATACGCAAGATACTTGTGAAGATGCTTATAAGAAAGGTTTTGTTAGAGTGTACGAAGCATATAGTTGCAGTAAAGGCTCTAGTGCCACTTATCGTAAATGTGCTTATGTGGATATACCATTCAATGGAAATATGCATTTTCACCCTAATCCTAACTCTCCTTATCTTACTTAAAAATATAAAATCTGAGTCGTCCCTTAGAAGTTTATGCCGACCATACTGTACCCTTATTTATGCAGTATGGTCATTTTTACTAACACCACAAAACAATAACCGTGAGCAATAAAGAAACCAGTAGTCATAAAGTACAAGTAGCAATAGTAATACTATTCATACTAATGTACTTATTCAGTGATAGTATACTAGACATAAGATATTATGTATGGTCATTACTATTATCATAACACCACAATAAGTAACAATGATACTAATCAAATGTAAAGGACAATTT